TTGTAGGAGGTTTTAGGGCCATATGCGATTAGCATAGGATGTTGGTTGTTTTGAGTAGATTTTGGGTATAACCCCTTTCCGCGCTACCATTGTCCCGATTGTGTTAACGTTTCCCCGATTGTGTTAACGTTTCCCCGACCGCGCTACCATTGTCCCGATTGTGTTAACGTTTCCCCGATTGTGTTAAGCGACAGCTTACATCCGCTCTCATTTTGCAATGAGAATTGCGTACAGTTCATCATGCGCTTCAAAAGTGACTTCACTTTGCATGCGGATGCATGCTATAGTATACCCTGTGATAGCTCCGCTATCCCGTTTTGCATGGCACACGAATTGCATAAGCATGACAAGGGTAACCCTCGAAAGCGGAGCTTTCAAAGTGTAGGCTCTACCCTTTAGTATATTGCGACCGGAAGTAGTGACACTGAAAACCTTGACTCCAGCCCAGCAAATACGTTAAACTAAAAGGTTGATAGCTGCCGCTATCGAGTAACCAACATTCACACAAGGAGGCACAATGACAAGCAACAATCATGCCAAGATTCACATCCATTACGCTAAGCAAATCTACTACGCCATGCGTAAACGTGTCATCGCAGGCGATGAGATATGCAAAGAATGGGCCAAGCCCAAAACAGGTTTTGAAGCGTTCTATGATTGGGTGGTGAATGTGTCAGGGTACGCCGTAGGCTACCGCCTAGACAAGAACATCCTCTACCCGGGAAACAAGCTCTATGCTCCGCATACATGCGAGTTCACACCTACATACATGCACACTCTATTCACCAACTGTGACAAGTCATGCATCAACCGTGCCAACAATGATCTACCTCTAGGCGTCCGCCTAGCACGCTATGACAAGTACGGGATGCCTGTATACGTTGCTCAGTGTAGGACGCTGGGAAAGCAGTCTACCCTTGGATCGTTCGACGATCCGATGCAAGCCCATGCGGCATGGCAACATGCCAAGGTAGCAGCCATCCTCGAATGTATTGATCTCTATCAGATGGAGGATGTTCACAGTGTAAACGTTGTTCAAGCGTTGCTTGAAAGAGTGGACCAACTTGGCAAGGATATTGCACAGGGGAAAGAGACCACATTGTTGCAGTAGATCGACGGGGCCATGGTCAACCCCTCTTAGAGTGCGAGTAATCCGATAGCGAAGCTATCAATTGTATATGCATATTCCATGCCAACATGTGGAAAGATTTTACCCGGCAGGGCGGGAGCCCGTTGGCATTAGTTTTGCATAGCTTAGCTGTCGCTAAGAAGGAAAGACCACGGCCACCCATTATTTTGGGATTACGTGAGGTTAGGTATGCCTAGTGGGTTCGTGGTTAAGTAGCTCGGAAATAAATCCATAACTGGCAGAAGGCGAACCAGCAGAGGGTAGGCCCGCTCCCTCCATTATTTTCCCAGCAGTAGAGGAGGCCACTCTACAAACGTATCACTCTCTTCGGCGGGGGGTTTAGGATTCGAATATACCTTTAGCGGCTAAATGCCATCATTGCTTATTTCCTATTTTCGTGCTATAATCCTTATAGGATGTGCTTATTCTTCATTATAGCTGGATAAGCGATGGTTGTATAGATTCACCACAAATAGAAGGAATATAGAATGGAAGATAATATTCAAGCTCCGCTTGCAGCTAGTGCAGGTGGCAAATTCGCAACTGTATACGAAGCTATTGTCGCACTCGGAGTAGAAGGGGCTGCCGCTGTGTACAGGGTAGGTGTAGGGAATAGATTGACAACAGCTAGACCATCGGCGTGGTAAAGAGGAGCCCCGGGCAGCGAAAGCTGATCCCGGGGCTTTTTATTGCCTTGAGTTTATGTATGAAGAGATTCCAGTTGTCTCTGCTCTTCCATATACTCCCTAGTGGCGTAGTTCATCATGAGGTTGCAATACTCTTCGTTTATCTGGTCCATGTATTGCAACACTTTCTCCATGCTCTGGCACGGACTGAATCCGTTATGACGGAGAATCTTGTTTAGATTTTCACTTCCCCAGAAGTCTCTGGCCCAAGCCTCCAAAGCTACTGCGTAGAGGCTTTTGATGCACCCGATAGGGGCTGGATACCAATATTGCTCAGACATTAGACCCTCCCGAACGTTACGATCACGCCTTGCTCGGCTAGGGTTGCTTGTAGCTCATCCAGTGAGAGGGGCTTACCGCCCACGATGACATACTTATCTGCCTCTCCTAGAGTCATCACACACTTAGTCTGGAAGGTAGGCCTATACAAGGCGTACATATCGGGTTGCCACTTGCTTCGCAGGCCTGTTCCGTAGCTAATGAACCGGTCTTCGGAATGATCCCGGATGTACAGGCACCGGGGACTATCGTCTGGCCCATCTACGGAGATAGGGTGTTCCATCCACTCCCTGATCTTATCAACGACGCCCTCTCCTACCTTCAATTGAGCGTACTGACAGTACTCAAGGAACGCATCAAACTGTTCGGCAGTGAAATTGCTGACATCGATCTCTTTAGTTTTCATTCTCTTCCTCCATGTCTGCAATGATTTCCTTCAACGCTTGAAGCGTGTAGGTGCCATTTAGCTCTGTAGTAGGACCAGTGTCACACTCATGAAGTGTGTACGCGGTCACTTTCTTCTCAGTGACGAAATGGAAGTCTACCCTTCGGAAGTCGTAGGTCGATTTCGAGTATCCAATGGCCTCTTTGAGTTCTTCCTCGTACCACAGGAATGTCATTGGACTTCCGTCGCTTTTACGAGTGTAGTCCAGCAGATTATCTCCAACCCACAGTAGCACTTGAGCCTTGTCGTACATGAAGGCGTTTCCGCTCCCGAACTCAATGCCATAGCCCTTCAGATGCTGTTGTGCTGCAATGTTCTCTTCGGGGGTCTTCACAATAGTGTAAAACTTCACCAAACGCTCTTTCAATTTCATTCCTCCTGTCTGTGTTTTATGGGAGTGTAAAACGTTCCCAGTCCATTGTCAAGCTCTCTGTGAGGATAGACCGTTCCAGACGCTCTCTAGCCTCTTTTAGAATGATATCCCACTCATCGCCTTCTTGGACTCCTACATACTTCTCCATCATCAACGCACGGTCAATCAGACCAGCCTTGTAGTTATCCCGGCTACGCTTGCGGGCTACCAGCTTGTCGATGTAGTCCTTCTTATCTGCCAAAGCGGCGATAGCCTTCCTAGCCATAAGGGCAGCGTATTCTTTTTCCTCCGAAGTCATCCACGGCATATTGGTCAGTACGAGGTCAGCGGCGTCCCTGACCAAGGGGATATCTCTCCATAGGAATCCTACCGGTCTCAGGTCTGAGTCTGCGGTAGCTCTCCACTGTAGCACTGTTCCGGTCTTAGAATCTGTAATATGCACCTTCTCATCGATACGGTGGGCCATCATCGAAAATCTCCAGTTGCGGTCTACGATCCATCGCTTCCAGTCGAAGAATGTAGCACAAATAGCCTTAACCGGGTCTCCGACCTTAGCATCCAGTTCCTTCAGACGTTTAATCTGCTTAGCGTTTATATACTTTACAGGCCGGGAGGCTGGATCATAGCACTCCTCTACCTGAAACTCCTCAGCCCGAGACTCCAACACTTTAGGCTCATCGTTACTTTCTTCCTCTCGGAACCATGCGAACAGCTTCTTAAACATATTCAGTCCTCCTCTCCTGTGATAGCTACCCTAGTCAGTCTCCACACTTTTCTAGGGAGACTAACGAGGAATAGCATAGCCATAAACGGTACGGCGATAGGCCAGAATATTCCAGCTAACACCGCTCGGGCCTCTTTCTTATGCCTCTCCGTACTTTCTCCCCTCCACCCAAGAAGGGGTCGTAGAGATTCCCATACGAACATCCCTATCACAGAGTAGAACAATAGGCAGACCACTCCGACGACTATGCATACGAGAATGAGAAGCCCTACTTGTTCCATGGTGCGATCCTCTTAAGTAGTTTACGGCTGTTCCAGATAGACAGAGCCCACTTAGGTAACAACACCACTTTCAAAACGCTGTATGTTGCGTAGAGTAGCAGAAAGCTAGCATACACTGTGTATGTAATAGGCCATAGCAGTCCCAGTACAATGGCAAAAGCCTCGATACCCTCTCTGTGATCTTTAGTCGCACTAGCTGGGAAGTTATCTTTGAAATACTCCGTGATACCCATGTAGGTCCACATGAGCACAATTCCCCACGCGAGCGCGAGGACGAATAGCATTGGGATTATCTCCATTACTCCCCTCCTTTTCGAATCAAGTCGAAGTAGGCCCACACGTAGAAGTTGCACCACGCTCTGCCTATGGCCCAGCCTTCCCAATAGTCTTCCCAGTCCTTGTTCGGAGGGTTATTCTCGAACATGGATAACACGCATGAATCAGCTACTTCGTCCAAGAGGTGCATTACCGAATTAAGCGGCCCGATTCCAAAGGTCTTATCTAGCCACCCCTTAAATCGTCCCACGTCTGAGACGGTGACGCTGGAGTCACTGCACAGTGCCAATCTCTCCAGAATGCAGCACATGTAAGGCTCTTCTTCGTTCTCTAAGAATGCCCGCATGCCCTCCTTGATTAGCGGTGCAATAGAATTAGAGTTCATTGTTTTCCTCCTTTCGAATCAGGTCGAAATAAGACCAGACATAAAAGTTCACCCAGTTTAGATCAGTATCTAGCAGGTAATTACGATGAAGAAGAGAGATAACTGAATCCCACGACGGAATCCCATGCTCCTCTAGTAGCCACTCTCTGAATGACCGATACTCTCCGTGGGAGATTTGCCCTTCTTCTGCTAGGTCGCTTAGAATATAACACATATACGTGTCCCGGCCGTTTACCAAGTAATCTTCCAGTCCCATCTTTATCAACTCTGCAACTGATCTCATTGTTTCCTCCTCTGAGAGCCCCACTAGGGCTCGAAATTTTTGCTTCGACCTCCGGTCAACACATTACAACCCAGTTGTACAGGTCAGCCTCCTCATAAGCTGATGGGTAGCGATTGTACTCCAATAAGAACGCGTGGTCAATAGCTGCGTATTTGGTTGCGAAGCTGCCGAAGTACGTTGTAAATCCGTTATCGCCTCGGCTAAACAGGACGTATTCTTCAGTGCCATCCTTGAACGTATCCAGAGAGATAATATACTTGTCGAAGATCACAGCATTTCCTCCCGGCTGATGTAGTAATTGTATTCGTCCTCTTGGACGAGGAATGCCCGGTAGAAACCTTTCTCGAAGTCTCCTTTTACTAGCACCAGACTGCCCTCCACTTTACATGTGTAGATGTACATGGTGTTTGCTACTCGGATAACTGGATCATCGCCCGGGCGAACATCAAGAGCCGACAGCATAGCCTCCATTGGCATGCTTGTCAAGTGGGCCACCACAGCAGAGCAGTATTCCGCGTCTCGCCCCGAGGTGTCTTCTGCATAAGCAGGAGCGACCCCGCACGAATGCAGGGCAAGTGTAAACGCAACGGCTACTAATTTCTTGAACATACTAACCCTCCTCTTGATCTGTCTGGGGAACATCCGGCTTAGGGTAGACGAATGTCTCTGGATATTTCATGCATCTTAGCTCATCCTTGCAGAACCCGTCAATCAGTTTCTGATGTGCGAACTCTGCTGCTCTATAGTACCGATTAGCCTGTCTAGCCTCAACTCGAAGGAGGTGGCTTATCGTGTGAGCATTGATATTACTAAGGCTTGCAAAAATTGTCAAGAGCTTCTTTGCAGAGAGAGGGATTGACCTTTCGTCAGGTCTGTACCAGTCTAGTCTTGCCACTCCTTGGAGCACATCATCAACCCAAAGCGGGTAGTCTTCGTCAAGCTCGACCATGACTTCGTACATTTCAGGCTGAACAGCGTTGAAAAAGAAAGAGGGCTTTCGCCCTCTGCTGGTATCAAGAGGAGGAACAAGCCCCCTCTCTACCTTGTGAATCAACCGATCAGCGTTAGACCCTATACGGGCTTTTAGCTCTTCGATTTCTTCACATGTCAACATACGGAGGACACACCTTAGATTTCTCGATAGTGAATACCTCGGCACATGTAAGGTTTGCAGGTCCGTACCATTTGAACATGTTGTTGATATCGTACCGAATCAGTTGCCTGAACTTCTGACCATCACACATGTCTGCGTCGAACCACGCAATAGCCCATCTAACGTGCTCTTCAGGGTCGTTCTCTTCTCGCCATCTGCACTCTAGATCAACGTGGCTAGGCTCTAGAACGTAAATGTCTTCGAACCCTGTGCTCTGGTTGTTCTTAAGTCGGATGATTCGAGCGCGAATCCATTGCATGCACCTGCGGTTTGGGTCTGTGATATCGCAGACTACCGGAACCTCTGGAACCTCAACTGTATACATGACTGTACCTCTATTTGTTTTACAAGAACGCCATGATTCTGTCTCTATCTGCATGGCGGTACAGATTGAAGCAAGGCACGCCTCTAGAGGACGCCAGTTGCCAAGCGGTCCTAGTCCCGCCTTCTGGAATCCCGTTGTGGTCTGTCTTGCTCCAGCACACCAAGAACTTGCTAGGCGTGTTGAGATCGATTCCCAGCACTTGGAAAACGTTCCGAGTGTGGGCTCGTCTTGCGAACGGGCTTAGAACGGACCTCCCGTCATTTCTGACAGAGTTCCAAGCCGGATGAATTTGACTGGCAATGCCTTTAGCTTCTTCCCATTCAGCCGGCAACTCTTCCTCTGGCAGGATGGTGGCTCCGAGCGTCTCCGTTATCTGGTACTGGTTGAAGCCGGGAGACGGAAGATAGATTTCTGCCGTAGTCCCTCCTTTGTTATTGGATATATAATCCAGCCAGCCTGCCTCGAACGCTGAATCCGCTCCCTTCGCTCCTCCTGACCGAAGAATAAAACCTTGTTCTGCCAGTTTACGGCCTACCTCTCGAAGGATGCCCCATTCTCTGTTCGGAGTGTCCCTGCTTCCGACTCCTGTATAATATCTCATCGTCTCACCATTTGTCCCAGTTCTCCGTATGTAATCCAGTGGTGACGATAATCCCCTTCTTGGTTGGTGTACTCCACTAACACCGGATAGAAGTTGTCTGCGTGGTCTATGTTTACCACCTTGCATTCACATCCTCTGGGAATAGTGTATCCATCGCTGCTCATGGTTAAGAGCATTCCCCGGTACACGTCTTTTATCTCTAGCTCACCTTCTCCAGACTCTTCAAACTTGAGTCTCAATTTCTCGATTATTTGAGCTTGCAAATAGAGAAGTTCGTACGCTGTTAGGTTGTCCAGATCAATAGACATGTCACTCTCTCCCTTCTAGTTTCTTGAATGCCTTGTCCAGCTTGGCTAGATGCTTATCCAACTTGTCTAGCTTTTTATCCTGATAAAGCTGGAACGCCTCCGAGCCCGGGGCCAACCAAGTCCCCTTATACTTAATTGCACCCCGGATCATATCTCCTCCTATTACAGTTCGTAAACGTACACTTGAAACTGGCCCAGTGTCTCCTCGATAAGAGGCTCGACATTGCTCCAGTCCTCTCCGGCTAAACCGCATCCAATCTTCGGCAGACCTACACACAACTCCGAGGTAGGAATCGCCCGAGCGTCAGCCTCTGCCTCAAGGAACAGAGACATAGTGTACAAGGCTTGGCCCAGTGCGTCAAGCTGAGTGTAGACTCGACCCTCTTCTCGGCCATAGTTGTACTGTCCGTACAGATTATAAATCGATCCGTACTCGTTCATTGTGAAGGTCAGGGAGCCGAGTTTACCTCGGTCCCCTTTCACCGTTGCTTGGTCTGCCTCGTAGGCCTCCGGGAATTGCTCCCGGATTTGCTTAGCAATGCCGCTGCCCATGGTGTTGAAGCAATTAGCCTGATGTGCAATAGCGTGCAACTCTTTGTTTTTGAACGCGGCGAGCAGGTCGCCCTTTCGGTATTTAATCATTTGAACCTCTCTACACTTGTGAATCTGACTTCAGAGCCTCTCGCTCCGTGAGCAATGTCCGCGTACATTGAGTTAATGGCAGCAAACGGGGACCAATACTCCTTCTCCCAGATTTGAAACTTGAACATTTTGTGCCCTTTATTTTCTGGGCGACCTTGTTCGCAGAAGGTTGTAAAGTAATATTTAGCTAACACCTTTATCCTCCTTATACTCCGTTCTTAATCCGATAACGGATAGATGCCAAGTCATTGTTCTTCAGGTCTTCGGTGTCCCATTTCCCGTCTTTGAAGAACGTCCGCAAGGAACCAGTAGCCTCCTCCTCTTCAGATACATTATCTTTCAACTGGAGGAATCGCCCATTTTGCAGGTCTCGGTACACTTTCAGGAGGCCTTTAGCCGACTTCTTCTTGCTGTCAGTTTTCGGGTCTTTGAAGATTGCAATGCCTTCACCGTCCACTTCCGTGTAGGTAGCTTTCACTGCGAATCCGAAAGTATCCCGGGTGTTGCACTGGTAAGTGTAACTGCCAACTCCAAACACTACGTTCAGGGAAGCGAAACCTTTCTCCTTCAAGCGCTCCAAGATTTTAGCTGCTCGGCGAGTCGTAATGGAATCCCCATAGATCAAACCGATATGAGAATCGAGCATCTTATAACCTGCTTCATTCACAGTACCGCCGAAGGTTTCCCACAGAACTTGGATAGCTCCTTTTACCTGCGCCTCGCTCACTTCTTCGAGTTTGTAGCCAATTACATACTCGTATTGATCCCACTCAGTGGGAATAACCTTGAAGTACTTATCTTCAAAGTTCAGAACAAATGCATCGTTTCCATTTACTGCATCCATGATATCCCAGTGTTCGAGCGACTCGACAACTTCAATATCACCCAGTCCGCAGATAACCTCTACAGGATCACCAGAGTCTGGACGAATAACCAGCTTGCCATCTCGCTCCATGATCTGATCCTTGATGGATGGCAGAATGTCAGTAAGCACGCCCCAGAAGTCAAAGCTATCTGCCACGTACGACAGAATACCACTAGGGAACTTACCCATCAGTTCGATAAGGAATCGACGTTCTGCTTCCTCACGGCCACCTTCACCTTCCCCATCATTCATTTCTTTCTCAATACGAAGGATGTTGCTAGTAGCTACAGCGTGTTCAGTCGCAGGTACGGAGCAAGCTACCAGACCAGTCGCGCTATAGTAGTCCTCAGCGTAGATAGCTGCTGCCAAGGTATCCGAACCTACGAACGAGGTCAAGTGACCAACACCACTTCGGGCCGCGTCTTCAATCCCACTCATACCCCGGGCACTGAAGTCGTGAAACTGAACGGACAGCAGGAAGTCGTCGTAGCATCCAGTATGATTCGCGTAGTATCGGCCCATAGCTGCGTATTCTGCGGCAATGGTAGCGTTGGTTGCAGTCTTCCAAGTCATAGCCGAAATCAGCGTCTCATGGTAGTTAACCAACCAATAGAACTCCGGCAGGGTGTTCTTGATAGTAAGCACCGGTACGCCCATAGGAACGCTAACGCCCTCGGTCAAAGACTTGACCTCCAGAGGCAGATAGCCGAGCTTGTGTAGGGCTCGAAGCTGCTCCACAGCCTCCATTTCCCGGCCAAAATAGCCAGTCAGGAACCGGGCATACCGGCCAACCGCGTTCTCTTCTTCCGCCGCGAAGAAGCCTTCCCAAGACTCTACGATCTCCATCCAAGCGGCCCGCCCGCCGACCCACTTAAGAGTGCCGTCATAGAAGTCGGTGGCATGCGTCTTCCGATAAATCTTATCGGAGCGAGGGGTCAGGTTACTATAGACAAGCTGAGTCCCTTCCGAGTACATGGAACCGTGTCCAATCTTATAACCATCGGTGGAAAGATGTGGCAGAATTTTCATGTTATTTCCTCCTGTTGTGTTGAATAGGCCCAGACTACATCAATCTGGGCCTCCTGTCAATACTCGACTTCTTCTCCCGGCAGCGTCAGCACAGGGTAGATGCATGGAAGGCGCAGCAATGGTTGCTTCTTGCTGTGGAAGTCTTCCCAAAACTTATCGTGCATCGTCTTGTACCGAGCGTCCAGTTCCTCCTTGGTGTCGAACTCCTCCACCTTGACAACCCTCTTCTCTGGAGCCGAACGCTTATACTCTACAATCCAGATACTCAAGCTCACAGGCGTTCCGCCTTAGAGTATTCAACCGGAATTACAGTTAGCGCTTCGTGCTCTTTTTGAGGGAGCGTGTCCGAGGTGTAGATGCATCCGAAGGAATCCAGCAAGCAGTCGATACCCTTACTGAAGATTCCGTGAGTGACGAACAGGTCAGGGAGCACCTTACTGTGCTCTCGCAGGGCCTTAGATACGCTTCGGAATGTAGCGCCTCCATCGCAAATGTCGTCGATCACTAGAAGCGGGAGTTCCGGGTCAATGTCCGAAGGATTCAGGATTTCAAAGCCTTCAATTTTTCCGGTCTGAAGATCACGCTTCTTATTGCAACGAATTACAGCGGCTGCTCCGGCCTTCTTTGCAAAATCCTCGGTCCGCTTTGTTGCTCCGATATCAGGAGCTACGAGTTGGTACTGCTCCCACTCTGAGCGGTTCAGCAGGCCACCGAAGACCGAAGATTGACGAACAACTTCGACGTTGTTAATCAGGTGCAGAGTTGCGTCGCTGTGAGGGTCCACAACGATAACTCGGTCGTATCCGGCAGAGTTCAGCAGGTTTGCAAACACTTTCAAACTGAAGGCGTCGCCCGGATTGCACCGACGGTCTTGGCGAGCATACGGGACATAACCCAGCAGAAGAGTCATGTGCGGATTAATCATTTCTGCTCTGATCGCCTCGGTGACGTTGAGAAGAGCCATGATATCATCACTATTCTGAATCTGAGCTTTAACGTTTACGAACGCATGGCTTTCGATGCCGCCCACATTAACGCCCACTTCGCCGCCCGGGAACGTCCACACTTTTGCCTCTTGCCACGGACGGCTCATAACACCTTCCATTTCATGAAGACAACCTACAGAATAACTAATCATATATCCTCCTCACAGTTTCACAGAGAAGCGATTTCGCATTGCTTCCATGGTGCTCTCAGGGACGTCGTGTACAGACTTATTCCCATGGCGATTCTCTACAATCAGAGAAATAACAGTGTAGCCAAACTCTTCGGCCATGTCAATATAAGGCTTGATCTCTCGTTCCCGGGTACTAGTGTTTGATACAATAACCGCATCTAGTCCTATCTCCATAGACCTTCGAGCCTTGTCCATGCACTTTTTATGGGATTCAGCTACCCGCTCAGCTTTCCACACATACTTGCCGAACTCCATTTGGTAATCGTCCGCTTCGCAGATAGACGCCTGCCGGCCTGACTCCCAAGTTTTGTTATACAGAATCTCGGCAAGAGAGGACTTCCCGGAGCCCGGGAGTCCTCGAATGATATACATGATCTTTTCTTGCATACTTCCTCCTTTAAATTCGAGCCATATCGAAGTAGGTTTCGATCAGAAGTCGTCGCTGTGCATCGGTCATTTCTGTGAACCGAGCCTCCTCTACTTCATTTACCAAGAAGTCTACCAGAGGATAGAACTCTTCGTCAAGCGTCTGCTTGAATACAGCCGGGTCTCGGTACATAGCATTCACCTTCTTGCTACCCATCCGCATGATGAACTTCTTACCAAGGTAGTGAGTCGACTTGCACTTCACTGTCCCTAGCCCTGTTTGTACCATGTAACCTTCTTTCTCACAAGAACTCAGAAGACCCTTTGCATGTTCCCAGCTACACTCTATGTGCTCTGGACGAAGAATCTTTACAGAACTGTGGTCCGTTACACCTAGGGCGTGAGAGTCAAGAATATATTCTGAAAGCTGACCCCCAGTGAAGATATCGCGGATACCGATCAAATATGCCCCTTCTTCTTCCTCGACAATGTGAGGGTCGTCTGGAGAGCATATCTCGAAGTTATATGTGAAGCCTGCGATGTAATCATCTGGGTTATTCGACACATACTTCTGACCAAGGGCAACGTAATCGCTGGTCAATGACCCCGTAGTACTGAAGATAAGGGAGCCATTGTGCTTAGTCACGGAGAACATGAATCCATTCACTTTCTCAATCAGCCGCACACGGAATTTAGGACGGAGGAAACTCCCAGCACCATTCTCTCCCAGATTAAACACCTTCTCGAAGGGGCGTACAATACAATCACCGGAGTGCTGGTCAAATACATGACCCCGTGCCTCCAGAAGGAGCGGATGCTCATTCCACAGGTTCTCGTAGAACACCTTCCGGGCATACTTTATAATCGACATACCGTTGAAGTGCTTAACAGTCACCAGCTTATTAGCGATCAGGTCTTTGTACATTGCAATGTTGAGATTACCTTCCATCCTACTTCTCCTTATTTCAATTCGACAATTGGGCAGAATTTAGCCTTCTTTGCCTTTAGATACGATACCAGAATCCCATCCTTGCTGGACGATTTACTCGACATAAAGCGAGAGAATCGGTAGAAAACCCACACGCCATAAAAGACGGCGATGATTCCAATCCATACAAACCCCATGACAGCCAGAGTCCCACCTAGAACATATCCGGTAAGTGGACCGAGAGCCAGAGAATACAATACAGAGCCTACAACAGCAGCGAGCGCTACAACCGTTAACGCCAGCCACACGACGAGGAATACTGTCTGCCAGAAATAAGAGCAGAGGGTTACAATTTGCCAACCGCTTGAGATAGCCGAATAGACCGGGGTCTCGAACGTACGATGGAGCCACATATGCCACGAATTCTTATCAATCTTCATGCTTGTTCCTCCGGGAAGATGTTGAAGTTAAGTACGTTATGCTCTTCAAGTTCCATGGAGGCTACCATCTTGTAGCCTCCGAGCTTGTTAACGATCTCCAGTATACTCTCAATAGAGAATTTGTCGACATGCTGCTTCATCAGATTGGAGATTCGACTCTGATGTGTTCCGCACCGCTCTGCCACTTCCCGCTGAGTTAGCCCAGACTGAGAGATGTAGTGTGCAGCAACAACCATTGCAGCCTTTTTGAAATCCTTGACCGGATCGTTCATGTTAGTCCTCCTTATTGCTCAGCGTCACTTTACCATTGAATACTCGGAATTGGGCGATCTCAAACTGATCTGTCCATTGAGCGTCCTCGAAAGACACTCCTTCGAATGTGCCATCTTGTTTTACATCCGAGGTCATGAGGACGACGAAAGGAACTCCGTCGTCGTGGATCAGTTCAACCAGAGTGTTAGCTTTAGGTTTAACATCCTCCTTGTCACGCGAAATCAACACATTGACCATTCTTTCCTCCTTTACTTGTGATGATCTACGACCACAAACTCTTGCTCTCGCATGTATTCCCTCACTTCGTCGTAAGAGAATACCTGATGATCCGGGTGATTGTCAATACCTACATCAAGTCGCTTACCCTTGGAAGGCAGACTACCGTGAGTGTGGCCGTGCAGGTGCCAAGCGCCGTGGTGGGCAGTATTCCACGTCTCGAAAGGATAGTGACACATGACGATCTTAACTCCATCGATCCTCACTTCCTTATAGTCTCGGATATCTTCGACGTGCGATAGATTACTGTCTTCAATCAGTTTCCACAGTCGGCTATCGCAGTGGTTACCCTTGAGGAAGGTGATCCGACCGTTCAACTGTCTAATGATATCCAGTACAGCTTGCAGCTTGTTCTTACCTGCGAAAGCGAAATCACCTAAGTGATACACTTCATCCCGAAGACGGACCCGAGAGTTCCACCGAGAGATAAGCTCCTCGGTCTGCTCCTCGAAAGTCCACGGCCTGTTGCAATACTCGATCACATTCTTATGGAAGAAGTGTAGATCGGAAGAGAAAAATACAGACATTATGCCTCCATTTCAAATTCGTAAATTTTGTTAATCCTGCGGATGAGTCGCATAGCGGCCCCTCCCAGCAGATGTTCACGCTCCGGCTCCATACTAGCCATAGCCTTGAACTCTGATAACATATCTCGACGCTCGTAGTGGAAATCTACTACCCAGTAATGGTCCGCACTAATCTTACCCTCTCGGTACAGATGCCCTTCTACGCCCAGCCAGTGATCTACTGCGTCTTTCTTCAGAAGCTCCTTCGGAGACCACTTATCTACACCTCGCAGCTTCTCGAAGAAAGAGTAAGGACGAGAATAGCTGATGATAGCTTCCTCTACAGCCGATTCAGCCTGCAATTGGACTAACTCCCATCTTGCAAGGACTTCTTTAATCTCCCCGGTGGTGACTGGGGTGTAGCTGTACTGCTCTTTATATTCATTCCACACTGTACTGTTCTCCTACATAGCCTTTGAATTTGTCGGAACGAGTTGTCTTCTTCCGTGCCTTGTTTTCCAGAACTGATGCTTCCCTTTCGAGCATGCTCAGTTGGTTGCTATACTTCTTGATCCGCTTCGAGTTACCACTCATCACAGAATTTGTAAGATTTGCGATAGTATCGCAGATTTTCACCTCTCTTGCAACCGGATGATTACGGCAATCTTCGATATACTTACGGTAGCTCTCAGCACGGTTCTTATCGAGAATGACCAGAGCCTCTACGATGTGAGGCATCACGCCCATGGACTCCAAGTCTTCCTCTGTCAACTCTGTATCCTCCAGAACGTCGTGCAGGAAGCACACAGCGAGAAGAGTGTCCATGTACGGAAGGTCGGAGAAAGCCTGACCCGGGTCCATATCTTTAGGAGCGTTGCGAGCCACGCAGACTGTATGCACCTGATTCAGATGGTAAGCATACGGGAAGTTGGTCTCTCCGTACCGCTGACCTTCGTGAGCCGAGAGTGCGATCTCAATAGCGATACCAAGCTGAGTGTTCATATTAGTCTCCTTTGTAGAATGTGTGGTTGCCTATCTTGATTGTGCGCTTGTATTTCCTAGCCCACCGAGGAAGCTTGCCATTATTAGCCCGTCTCACCTTCCTCTCGTTGAGGTAGTGATCGGCTCCTCTCGTTGGATCGACAGTATACCCATATAGGGCGTTGTATGCAACATGTTTCGCTGCCTCCCACTTGTCAAGCTCCTTGACACCTTGCCGCATACTCCCATCGCAGGTGTAGGAATACTGGCACTTGAAGTAGAGCACTCCGGCTACTGTGCTCGGCCACCTGTCGTGCTTCATTCTGTTCACTACGGTGTGTGCTACAGCAATCTGACCGATCTCCGGTTCTCCCCGGGCCTCGAAGTATACAGCTTCAGCCAACAACCTGCAAGGCTTTCTGTACTCACACAAGGTGCGCTTGCTTTCTATGATTTGACCGGGACTGGCTTGGAACTCTACTACAGGTTCTGTGCCGTATTTGAGACGAGAGTATTCCATATCTAGGAACATCCCAATAAAAGCTAGAAGGATCGACAAAACGAGAGCTTCTAAGGTTTCCATAACACCTCCTTAGACAAAGAAGCCCGCCTTGTGGGCGGGCTTTATATCACTTGGTTATTATAAGCCCAAGTTGTAACGGCGTGCGTAATCCGCGTTGGGGAACTCAACCATCATGGACTGGACATGAACGTTACCTTTACGATCCTTTTGAATCTTAGCAACTTTCACGATCTTGCGGGCCTGTGCCTTAGCCATAAGCTCAGGGCTTACAACCAGATCGATGAACCCTGCACTCCGATACCCACAGCCGGCAGGGGCCCAGAAACCAGCCATCGTCTGCGTCGAGATAGGAACGAGGTACAGGTTATGCAGACGCACAGCAGTGTTGAAACTCAGCTTACTGATGTGCTTTGCTTCCCGAGTTTGGGTTTCAAAACACCCAGTCGTGTAGTTGAATTTGTAAGTGAGAGCATCCATGAACTGAATGACACTTCGAATCTGGATAGCAGAAGTATCCAAGAGCTGGAACTCTTCAGCAGCGTCTATTGCAGTGGTCACATTGACAGACTTAACGTTGAACATTTTATATCCTCCTTATTCTTCAGGGACAAATACACCGCCGATTACCCGGCCAGCGCGAATTAGTTTACCAGTTGGGAACTGAGCACGCAAGGTCTTTTTGAAACGACTTTGAATTTGCACAGTCAGCCATTTACCTCGGTAGTTCTCGAAGTTTGCAATCTGGTCTTTCCGAGCATCAAAGTCGCCATATGTCACCTCAAGGCGCTCTTCTGGCACAGGATCAAATACTACCAATACCGCATTTCCGTTCTTGTCTTCAACGTAGCCGACGATTTGCATTTCCATGTCGAAGAACTCTTTGTACTTCTGAAGACCACTGGAACGTTTACCTGATTCGTACAGTCCTTCAGGACTCCGCCACATGATGCCTTCGTAGCCTTTCTGCCGATACACATCATGAAGACGTTTCAGTTCTTCAAAGGTGGAGCAGAATACGTACTCAACAAAACGAATACTCCCCAGATCACTGTGTAGTGCAGACTGGAACTGGAAGTCTACCAGACGCTCCTTAAATGTCAAGTCATCTTTTACGATATCGAAGACATGGAACTCCATCCGCTTACGAAGACCGTAAATAAAGGACGTGCTGTCCACTTCCTTCAGGAGACGATCATACTCCTCCTCTCCGTTCTCTAGAGCGTAGGCGTCAAGAGCCTTCTCAGCCTTCATCCACTTATCGTAGGCATCCTCTCGCTTGACCGCCGAGTTGATATCCTCCAGCACCTCACCGTGGACGTACAGTTCGCCGTCCCACACATCACCCTCTTGCATGATCTCTTCGAGTTCTTTGATGATGTGCGGTACATTGTAAGGTTTACCCATGCGAGACGCTAGCGTAACTACGCCATTGGCTTTCTTAGCCATGCAACGCAGGCCGTCTAGTTTAGGAGAGCCATACCCCTCTTTGTATTTAGCGGGATCAAGCGGTTTTGCGAGCATAGCCATAACAGGGAGATCGTTGAGTTCTTCCTTGGTTGCACGATAACCCTTGTCCAACTGCTTGCTCACCTTGGACTGAGCCTCAGACACGGCCTGCTCCTCTACAGAGCGTTTCTGCTTACCAACTCGGATGTTGGTAACCTGAGAGGTCATGGCTCCATGCTCTTTGCCGTATTTCACGACAATATTGAAGCTACCGTCTTCCTCTCCGACCACCTCTACAGTCCACTCCTTGAACCCGCCTTTCTTGTCGAGTCCATATAGCCGTTGAAAATAACTCATTGATCCTCCTCGTATTTGATGACAAGAACATCATTCTCCCGTAGGTGCCTAAGACCTTCGTCGAGCCGATATTCGTGCTTATAGTACACTACTTTGATCCCAGCTTCAACCACCGAGATAGCACAATTTTTACAGCAAGAGTGAGTGACGAACAGGGTAGCCCCTTGGGCACTCTCAGGGCTGCGTATAAGGGCCCTCAGTGCGTTTTCTTCGGCATGCCTCACCTCTGCCTTGGTTACTCCCGTTTCGTCCTCCAGCGGCCCGTTTAGGTGCTCTGGAAGGGCATTATACCCGCAACTGATGATACGGTTACGTTTTACTAGAACTGCACCAACCTTGGAACGAGTCGAGTCGCTGCACTTAGCGAAGGCCTCAGCGGCCTCCATGTAAGCTTTAATGTGCTTGACCTTCACGACTAGCCTCCAATTAGAACCGCGATCTCCTCGTAGTACCCCTCTTCAGGGCACGCGAATTCCATGTAGTACTCGTCAGTGTCTGTCAAATAGACAACGCTAGGCGGGTAATAGCTCCAAGTCGGGTCTCCGTGTTCAATCTCCGCTACCTTCAAGTTGCCATACACAGTGCGAAGAGTCTGTAGAGCCTCGATCACATCGTCGATACGCATTACAGTGGGTTCAGTCATATCTCCTCCTTAGTTTTCTACTTTACAAACGGCATCGCCCCGGCGAAGGAACACTTGCACTGATGGCTTTCCGCTCCACTTGTCCCACGCTTCAGCTTTAATACTGACAGTCTTAGGATTGATTGCAACCACCTCGCCTACCAGCATAACCATTCCAGTTCCGCCTAGGCAGAATGCTACTGCGTCGCCGATCTCGATATCCCTTCCTGCTACGTCCTTCATTTGTACTCTCCATCTGCACCCTTGATTAAAATAACGAAGTCCGAGGGGTCATCACTGCCGTAGGCCTTTGCCCGAAACTCCTGCTCGTATTTATTCACCGCCTCCGGATCACTTTTAACCTCAAGCTCTTGGTAGAGGTCTTCCATAAACCAACCCAAGTCCGTGGTCGCAGCCGAAGCCGAGAGGTGACCAAGAAGTCCTACCAGCATATTGATCTCGTCGCTCTCCAACTCCAACTTGTGACCGTTACGTTTTACTACTTTCATATTCCCTCCTATCGCTTCTGCCCGCTTACGTCAAAGTACGATTTCCATTCTTCTCCGAATAGTTCTCTACCCTTATCATCGTAGACTTTATGAGCCTCTTCTGCTGTTTTATAGCAACCGAGGTAAATTCTCTTACCTTCATACCTGATCCGGGCAACGTACCTGTTGTTTCTAAAAAAGATACCGGGATACCCGTTTGTATTACGGGTAGACGCGGGTTTATTCTGCTGCTGCTCCGAGTCCGTCGCCCACCGGCAATTAGACTTGCAATACCCTTTTGTCGAGTCCTTTCTATCGAGAGTCTTTTTCTCGGGTCGTTCTCCCATGTCCTCATAGAACCCCTCGAATGTCTTCCACTTAGGATCGATGGTAACATCCTTATAATATTTGTAACTCTTGTGCTTTGGGTTCGTACATCTGTCGATCATTGTCCTCCAAGAATTGTATGTCGGAGTTCCGTACATTCCATGGGAGGATAGTAGTTTAGACTGCATGCACCCGCAACTCTTATTATCTCCTACCTTGAGTGCTCCAGTTCTAATTTTCAAAATTGCCCCGCAGATGCATTCGCATAGCCAAAGAACCTCTCTTGAATTACTCCTCGCTCCAGAGTCTCCGACTACCCTGAGATATGTGAATGTCTGCCCTGTCAGGTCTTTAACTGCCATCCTACCTCCTTACTTGACGAGTGGCTACGCCGTAAGCTGGCTTGCTCCCCTCGCCCGTGTTGTGTTTCTTCTGCACTCGGCTGGCATTGACGGTGTAACGTCCTTTGCCATACTCTTCGTCTATCCACGCTTGAGCCTTAGCTCGCTGAGACGTGTGGACAAAGATGTAGTAGCCAGATGCATCCTTGATGAACCAAGTGGCCGGGGGCTGGAAGTCCAGACGTGAAAACTCTTCATAGTCGATCACAGTCACCTTCTGCTTAGCCACTGTATACTGCCCCACTACCGACTCTTTTGCAATGATTTTATCAATCATCTGAGTTGAAAGATCAGAGTTCTTCGAGGTCAATTTCTACCTCCTTTCCTAGTCCAGTATCTGCAAAGAAGCTATCGAGACACAGAGAGTGGTATTGAGACACTTTGTAACCACCACTCTTCAGAAGGCTGTGAGCGGCCTCCTCTACTTTGTCCTCTGTCAGTCTCCAGTCCGCACCTAGGAGTACTTCAGCTAACTGCTCTACACTCGGAGGGTTCCCAATCCACAGACCCATTCTACTGTCAGGCTCGTAATCTTCTTCCCATACAAGTTCCCACACTAGGTTACTCATTGGTACACCTCCTTCTTACGAATAGAATACATAACCCACTCGTCTTTTCCTGTCTTCCCGCACGGAATGTCTACTTCACACTCTGCGTTTACAATCAGGCCCGCTACGATGAAATCAAGAAGCTCCTCGTCTGGTTCTGGCAAGCCCGGGTAGGACGATACAACCCTGCGGATAGTCTCCGCTTTGGTATTGCCCAGTACCCCAAGCATGTGGAGATCGAACTCTCCACTGTAGTCGTCCCAGAGTTGTCCAAATATCACCCATACACTATTCATACCTAGTAATCCTCCTTCAGCTTGTTGGTGTCCATTAGGCAGCCTCCTTCTTCTTGTCCAGCAACTTAAGGCATCGTTTGCAGGTGATATGATTGCGGTAGCGGGAGAAGTTCTTCTCCTCGAAGTCGCCATCGGTGCCACAGAAGACGTCATACGGTTCTTCACTGTCCGCTTCTGTGCCGCCGTCCCACTCGTCGTAGTGAACTGTTCGCGTCGCCATTCACTTCACCTCGATTCCGGCTTGCTGGAGGGCTTCTTTCACGGCATCAAGCACTGCGTTGTAGCTGCCGATTATCAGGTTGCCGTAGATGTTTCTTGTGGGCTCCATTTTCTCCGGCAACTCCACCCTCAGAGCCGCGCGGCTGGCTTGCCATATCCGCCAGTCATGATGTGGTGTGTCGTGGATGTATTGATGCGGCGGATGCTCATATCGATCAAGGGTGAAGCCATGGTGCCCATCCTTAATTTGGGCCGCGTAGTTACGCACGAACCACGCTTCAAACTCGTCTCTCATACTCCGCAATCCTCCTGAATCTCTTTTAGCAGCTCGGAAGGCATAACCGACAGCGCCAGTTCCTCCAGAGCATGGATGTAATCCTCAACATATTTCCACTCCTTTCTGATCTTCTGAAGGTACACGCCTTCTTTACTGTTGTCAATAGCCTGACCCTCCAACTCCTGCATAAGTTCGAACATCTTGTATATCCTCCTTTGGCCGAAAAAATGGCCGGCGACTACTGTCCCGGCCTGATGATACTACTCTGAAATTTCTTCCATTGCAAGGCGTTTCTTTTCAAAGAAGTCACTGAGCTTATCTTCTAGCTCTTCGCCACCAATGTAAAGCTCTTCCCCTGCCTTGACACGCTCTAGCTCCTTCTCAGTCAAGAAGTCACTGTAGACGTGATCTACCCATTTATCGCACCACGCTGAGCTAAACGCTGCATTCCTCAGACTATTCCTGAAATCAGCAGATACAACGCCAAAAGAAGGCGCGTGGATCATGAAATATGTGAACTGGTCGATCTCAACGGAGTCGCAGGCTAGCGCGATGGCAGTCATGGCAGACGCACACTCACCTTCGAGACGAGCATGCACTGGAGCTTGACACTCCTTGATCGCTCGGATTATAGCGTTGGCGGTCTCTACCTGTCCACCGCATCCGTTAATGGTGATGTACACTTCATCATTCTGACCTGCATTTTCAAGGGTCCAAAGCTCCTCTGTGAGTTCTTCGAGGCTCTTGATTACGTATGGCAGAAGGATGGAGTAACGATTGCTAACACTTTGTGTACATGAAACAGGCATAATACCTCCTTTACAAAAATGGGCCCGAAAGGGCCCTTATTACTGAATCACTCCTCGCTTTCTTTCTGGCCAGAGCCCAGCATTGCAAAGAATGGAAGGAGGATTGTGCTCAGCTCTCCGCTGACAGCTTCACCAACTTCTGCACCAGCCTGAGCTACACTCAGGAACTCTTCAGTGCGTACAAACTTGTCAACCTTGACGAGGGTTTTAAAGTCTACTCGTTCCAAGAACGCAGTCCCGGCTGCTTCCGCCAGAGGTTCGAGGTTTACGACTTCCATAGCGCGATCCAGAGCTTCCTGATTGATCTCTAGGCCGTTCTGGGCTGCAACCTGCATCAGGGTAGACTTCACAGTCTGGATTGCGTAGTCTTTGAAAAACTCACGTTGTGCTTTGTTAAACTTCATTCACTTTTCTCCTTTGTAGTACGACGACGGCGGGTTTTTGGTTTATCTTCCGATTCAGTCTCTTGGACTTCCTCTACAGGAACTTCCTTAGCTACTTCTGTAGACTTTTCCTCAGTCTGCTTCTCTGCGCCTTCTCGGACCATCTTTACAGACTTGAGAGCGAAATTCATATTGGCGAAATGAGGGTCTTCGAGATCAATGCGGAAACCTTGATCGAAAGCATTTTGCATGCCCATCAGAAGGCTGAAAACGTCCCATTCTTGCACAATGACCTCATTGCCGTCAAGCTCTTTTTCAATCTCAGGGCTGACGCCTTCCTGCCGGAACATCTGCACTTGACAGAGGGTACCGTACACAGGATAGCCTTCAATCGACCGAACGACACGGAAACCTTCCTTCATGTGGGCGTGAATCGAGCGAAGCCAGACGATAGGGTTGTATTCTACGATATTGATAACTTGCATATTCTTTTACTCCTTGCGGGTTAGTGTTTTACAATAATACCACGTTTCTCAGGAATGTCAACCCATTTTGTTCTGGTAAAGGCTTGACATAGAGGAAATCTGTGGTATTATCAATATTCAGCGTGGGAGAGATATGTCTGAAAGCACTCACCGGCCCACGCCTAGCGCCTATGAAGAGGAATCCACAAGGGCAACCTGAACTCGAATGCTGTTAAAGGGTGGAGACGACGCGAAAGCGGAATGACAGCAATCCGATGCAGCCTACATGCTGCCCCTCACCGAACTCATCTGCATGAGTAAGAGGAATTGGATAGAGCCAAGGCACGTCTTAGGCAGATTAAATTCTGTATGGCGAGCCTTGGGACGACTCTATCCTTCCCTAGCCGAATCTATCTGCATGGGGTGTTCTCCTGATACACATACACAAATACCCACCACAGATAATCCATCAATCAACCCATAAGGAATTTCTATGAGATGTAAGTGCTGTGATAGCGAACTCTCGTTTGAGACTCCAGTCATCAATAAACATACTGGTAAGGAAGACGATCTATGCTCCTCTTGCCGTAGGTTTGCTCTCAATCCTACACTGGATCATGAGTATTTTGGTGGTTGGTATCCAAGCGAAGGAGTTACCGCTCCTCTCCCTACCGGGGACTGACATTGTATATAGAGTGCGCGTACTCTGACAATACATATAAATAATAGATTACGGTGCGAATAATTCTTTAAGGGCTTGACAACAGGAGATTTCGTGCTATAATCGGAGTATATGGGGCTTACAAAGCTTCAGAGGATTTAATATGACTCAAGAAAGAAACAAGGGCGGTCGCCCTACGAATGCCGAGCTAGAAGCCCGGGGTATCATTCAAACAGACCTAAAAGCAGGACTCAGACTTCTAAAGAAGAGCTTTGCAGAGAACATTAGGTTCCTACAAGAGCAATCTGACAATCCTGAGGTTTCTCTACAAATGAGAATCAAGCTCAAGAAAGAGCTTTCTGATATGTTCGTCGCTTACTACAAAGCTGACATTGCACTCAAAAAAGAGCTTGCAAAAGGAACAGAATCAGGAGATAATGAGAACACTGAAGAGGACAAGACTCCCGGAGTAGTTCTCGCGTTTTGATTAATTGCCGCTTCGTTCAATGGTAGGACGCCAGACTTTGAATCTGGAGATGATGGTTCGATCCCATCAGTGGCTGCCAAATGTAGTAAAAGAACATTCACCCGACAAGGAATGTGTCTCGCTCAGAGGACAGCGAGTAATAAGTGTCCTCCAGAATTAAGGGTCGGTGAGCGTAATTGGCAACCTACTGGATTCCAAATCCTCGTATTCTCTGTTCGAATCGGAGTCGGCCCGCCAAATTAGTGTTGACAGGAGCGAAGGTCTCCTGTATAGTGACGCCAATTGCTCGTATAGTGTAACGGATGCACAACGGTCTTCTAAGCCGTAAGGTCTAGGTTCGAATCCTAGTATGAGCGCCAAATTAGATGGACGGAAGCTAAAGTGGTCCCGGCATCTGGCTTTTAACCAGACCTTAGTGAGTTCGAGTCTCACCCGTTCAACCAATTTTAGTGAGTAAATCAGATAGGTTCTGAGGCTCCCTGCTAAGGAGTACGTCTGCTAACGCGGATGTGGATCGAGACCACTGCTCACTGCCAAATCACTGCCAAAATAAGTGATTTTAAGTGTTGACAAACTGAGTTTTTCATGTTTTAATACACTTATCAGATGAAGAAACAATTAGCGAGTAGCCCTGAGTAGGTCGGGAACTAGTCTAGAAAACTAGGCCGCTGTGATGAACGGTGATGGTTCGACTCCTTTACTCGCTGCCAAATTAAGGCCCTGTGGTGGAATTGGTATACACATCAGTCTTAGAAACTGACGCCGAGAGGATTGAGGGTTCAAGTCCCTCCGGGGCCACCAAATTAAGAATCTCTTTTGCTATTTGGTAAGGGTTCGAGTCCCTTCCCGGCTGCTATGGTCGGTCTACGGTGGCCAAATAGTGAGAGAGCTAGGGGACATGACGAAGGTAGCGCTGCTTTCCGACCTCCCCGGCGCTATAAAAGTTATCATGAAGGGGTTGACAAACAAGAAATTCATGATAATATAGGTACATAGAGTAACAAACAATATGGCCAGATAGCTCAATTGGTAGAGCACCCGACCGATAATCGGGTGGTTGAAGGTTCAAGTCCTTCTCTGGCCACCAAAATTTATAGGCCCATTAGCTCAGTCTGGACTAGAGCAAGCCCCTGTCTAGGGCAAGGTCGCCGGTTCGAATCCGGCATGGGTCGCCAACAAGGTCGTTGTAGAGATAGATGGCTACTATCATCCGGCTGTAACCCGGACGCCATAGGCTAGAGGTTCAATTCCTTCCTTCGACCACCAAATAGCGAGAGCGTTAAGACTGGCTGGAGCTGTCACTCGGCTCATAACCGAGCACAAGTGGTTCGATTCAACCTCTCGCTACCAAATTGCACTCCGAGGAACCCTAAGACTGGGGGTTCAGTGTCGCTACCTATCTCGGTAAGGGGAAGCGCCTAAGCTGGCACGGGTAATTGAGTAGCTGTGATAAGCTATTGGCAGCCAGCATAAATCGTCCGGCTCGGGCCCGTTATAGCCCTTAGATTCAAGAATACTTCTGACGCTTCTCATAGCGCACCACAGAAGTAGTTGAATTAGATGCTGTAAGCCATAGGAGGTGATCCAGTATCTCCCGGAGGGGCCCGGGTTAACAACCTCATGAATTTAGCCCGCGTTGGCCGAGAGGTTTAGGCGGCGGATTGCAAATCCGTCTCACATCGGTTCAAATCCGATACGCGGCTCCAAGGTTTATATTGGGATGTAGCTCAGTTGGTAGAGCAGGGAGCTGTTAACTCTCAGGTCGCAGGTTCGAACCCTGCCGTCCTAGCCAATTTCCAAAAGAGACTCTTCGCTTCAGAAGCAGAGTCGAACGCCCGATACGGGCCTTATTATCTCCTCGTAGCTCAGTCTGGTTAGAGTGTCGGATTTGGAATCCGAAGGTCGAAGGTTCAAATCCTTCCGGGGTGACCAATTAGGAGTACATAGTGAAGATCAAATCGCGTGTATGTCCAGCGAAGACTGAGTATCATCGCAAACGAAACAAATGTCCTTGCTGTACGCGGCCCAATTACGTAATGGAGTTGAGGCGTCGTCAGGAACTCAAGGAAGCGAGACTTATGGTGTCTCTAGTGTAAAATCAAAGCGGGTATAGCTCAGTTGGTAGAGCGTCTGCCTTCCAAGCAGTTCGTCGTCGGTTCGAGTCCGTCTATCCGCTCCAAACAATGCATTTGAAGCTAACTAGGTAGAAGCGCTGGGTTGAAATTCCAGAGGACTTGGATCGTTACCAAGCAGATGCACCAAATAAAGCAGTTATAGATTAATTGGTTAAATCGCCAGACTTTCAATCTGGTGTTCCGGGTTCGATCCCCGGTAACTGCTCCAATCAAGTCCAAGCCGGAACATTCCTCCGTATGTGCTTTCAGCCGGCTTGGCATTATTCGTGTGGAGATTGTGTAGCCCGGATGCTGCCTTTCGGTTGTGACCCGATTGTTGGGGTTCGAGTCCCCGCCTCCAACCAATGTCGTGCAATGGTATATCGCGTTGACGCTTTTAGGCTCTCTGGATCGTAAGCCAGTAAAGCGAGAATAGCGGGCTCTCGCAGCAGAGCGATAGGTGGTTCGATTCCACAACATGACACTCTTTCCTCCTCGCCTGTGCTGAACGGTTTCCTCCTCCTTTCCCGTCTCACAGGCTCTATTCCCTGCCCTTTAAGCATTTATGGTGATGCACCGGCTTTGTAACCCGGCGAATTCTGTTCAAGTCAGGAATGGGGCACCAATTCACTATCAAAGAACCCGCAAGCTCCCGATAGGGTTCACACTCTATAAGGTTGTAGCATGGAAAACACGCAGGTTCCTGATAAAAAACTCGGACCAATCGCGCTAGCGCTTAAAGAGGCCAGAGAGAATTTCGATCTCAGCCCTCATGTTATTGGTCCAAAATCTTTCAAACAGAAAGAGTTCACAGACAGCGATGCAAAGATCACTGTATTCGGTGGTGCTGCTGGTGCTGGTAAGTCTTATCTCGGTGTAATGGACTTCATGAAATATATCCATGATCCTAACTTCCGAGGTGTAATGACTCGTCGTACTACTCCTCAGATTAAAGGCCCGGGTGGTCTGCTTGAAAAAGCAACAGACCTATTCAAGCTCGTTGACCCTAAAGTCAAGTGGAAAGACAAAGACGGTAAGTTTGTGTTCTCTTCTGGTGCAGTTATTTTCCTTCGACACTTCGAACAAGAATCTGACAAAGACTCCTTCCAAGGTTGGGAGGTTAGTAAGTTCCTAGTCGACGAAGGTCAGCAGTTCACAGAAGGCATGGTGACATACCTTATCTCTCGTATGCGTAACCCGAAATGCTCGGTTGTTCCGCACATGAAGATTACATGTAACCCTGATTATAATTCGTTCCTTCGTAAATGGATTGAATGGTGGCTAGACCCTGACACAGGAATCCCGATCCCTGAGCGCTCCGGCGTAACTCGCTGGTTTGTACGCAAAGGCGGTAAGATGTTCTGGGGAGACACCAAGGAAGAGTGCATTGCCCTTCATGGTAATCCCAGTCTAGCGCCTGACGATGAAGATCAGGTGAAGCCTATCAGCTTCAAATTCATCGCGGCTAACTGTTTCGATAACCCAATCTTGATGCTCAACGACCCTGAGTATGTAGCTAACCTTGAAGCCCTTCCTAGGGTAGAACGTGAAAAGCTCCTAGACGGTAGCTGGCACGCTAGAGAAGAGGGAGCTGGATACTTCACAAGGGATTGGTGTCAAATCGTTCCCCATCCGCCTCTACGGGTGCTTAAAAGGGTACGTGCATGGGACATCAGCGGTAGCATCGAATCCGAAACCAACAGAAACCCCGACTGGACAGCCGGCGTGCTGATGAGCCGTACAAAAGAAGGCTTGTTCACTGTCGAGGATGTTGTCAGAGAGCGTAGGTTGTTCGGAGGTGTTTTCGACCTCATTCTAGAAACAGCCAAGCAAGACGGTCAAGACGTTGAAATTCAAATCCCATGTGACCCGGGTGCTGCTGGTAAAGCTTATGCTGCCCAGCTAATTAGAGACCTAGCGGATCATGGATTCCACGCCAGACCGAAGACAACTAACAAATCGAAAGTTACTCGATTCGCCCCGTTCGTATCCGTAGCTGAAACTAAATCAGTGCAAGTCGTTGCGGGAGATTGGAACGAAGATTACTTCGATGAACTTGAGCGATTCGACGGAAGCAAGGCTATCAAAGATGACCAAGTTGACGCTACATCAGATGCATTTAATGCTCTATCTCTTGGCAGCTTGATTATCCCTGATTTCCTACCGCCTGATATGACTCAATCCAACAAATTCAAACTAAATTAATAGGAGGCGGCGATGGCCGAGACTGAAAAAACAGCACCGGGTATCCCGCGACTTCGCCTAGGCGAGATTGGTAGTACAGGCCTTAAACAAGTCAATGGTACTATTCTGGAAGAACGCCGACCAGAACTTCGGTTCCCTAGGGCATGCAGAACATTCCAAATGATGGCGGAAGACCCTACCATCAAATCAGCACTCGATCTCTTCGAAATGATGATGAGCAGGGTTGACTGGGAAGTTGATCTAGGAGTTGACCCCGACGAGGCTATGAAGGCCCGTGGTAAATTCCTGAAAGAGTGCATGCATGACATGGAACACAGTTGGTACTCCTTCATCAAAGAGGTCACTAGCTTCTACACCTACGGATTCTCCGTACATGAAATGGTGTTTAAGCGACGTGAAGGATACCCTGTATCGAAGTACAATGACAACAAATTCGGTATTAAAAAGTTGCCAATCCGCTCTCAGTCTACTATCACCAAATGGTTGTACTCTGAAGACGGTAGAAACTTCCTAGGGTGTGAGCAAAGTCTTGCCAATGTTGTCAATGGCGACCGTTACGTCAACCTAGGTAATAAGGACGGAACTGTAGAGATTCCAGCTAAGAAGATGCTTCTTTTCCGGGTCGATGCTAAACGTGACAGTCCTGAAGGTAACAGCCCTCTCCGTGCGTGCTATAACGCTTGGAGATATCGAGTAGAGATTGAAGAGCAAGAGTCCGTTGGCGTAACACGCGATATGAACGGTATGCCTACGCTCTATCTGCCTCCTCGATATATGTCCGAAGATGCTACAGAAGCTGAGAGTGCAGTCTACGAATACTACAAGCGAGTAATTCGTAACATTCAAATGAATGAACAATCTGGACTTATCCTTCCTCAAGCGTTTGACCCAGAAAGCCGACAACCTCTGTTCAAATTCGAACTGACCTCTTCGCAGGGCAGTAAGATGTATGATACAGATGCCATCATTCGTCGCTGGGACAACAAAATTCTGCAAGCCTTGTTTGCCGATATGCTGAAGATGGGTCAGGACCAAGTTGGCTCTTACTCTCTAGCTGGTGCCAAGACTAACATCATGGCTATGGCGATTGAATCGCGGCTCCGCGAAATCAAAGACGTACTAGATAATAAACTCATTCCTACGCTGTTCGCACTGAACGGTGATTATAGTCCAGACTTGCCGAAGCTGCAATACGGTGAGCTAGATGAAATCGATCTTGAAGAGTTCTCGAAAGGGATTCAGAGAATCGGTTCTGTCGGTGGTCTTGAACGTGACCGTGAGGTTTACAACAAGATTCGCAAAGCTCTCAAGATTAAGCCTCGACCAGATGACGAACCTGTTGATGTGGATAACATCATGGGAGGTCAGTCTCAAGCAGGTAAAGCAGGACTAGGTAATGGTGCATCAACATCCGCAGCCGGCAGAGACAATGCTGCTGCAAATAACGCATAAGGAGACAGAATGCTGACTCTTGAAAGTGTTATTGAAGCTCTCAGCAATGCTTTCGGGGCTCCCGCTAAGGCGGAGAAAGTCCCGGCTGTAGAGGTTACAAAGTCCCTAGATAATGAGAAGAGGATGGCTTTGTTTGTCGTTCTTGAGCCCCAAGAGGGAGACTCCACGACTGACCTCCACGCAGACACATATTCCGAAGAGGAAGTAGAGAAAGCTTGCATCAACTTCAATACTCATTGCAACGTAGCTAACATCTTCCACAAGATTGAAACACAGGAAGCTGAGATTGTCCAGTCCTTCATCGCTCCATCCGCATTCACAACTGACGACGGAAGAGAGATCAAGAAAGGTACATGGCTCCAGTGGTGGCACTTCCCAGAAGGCTCTGAAGTAGCCGATACACTATGGGAAGGTGTTAAATCTGGTGAATTCACAGGCGTCTCTATCGGTGCCAGAGCTACAGTCGAGGATATCGAATGACCGTAAAAGCAAAACGCAAACTGACCGATATCAAGTTTGAACACGAAGGTGCTCATGTCGCTCTGGTCAGTAAGCTCCAAGGTGGTGCAGCCAACGGGCACACTACTCTAATCACAAAAGCTACCAATGGCGTAACTGAAGAGCTTATCGATAAAGCTGCTGAAGTTACAGTCACAATGCAATTCCCTGAATTCCTTCGTAAGTTCTTCGGGATGTATTATGACGATGCCGAAGTTCTCTCTGTTGCCATGGGATATGGTAGAACGGAGTATCCAGAACTAGATCACAAAGACTGGATCGACCAGAGAGTCGAATCTATGTCTATTCTCAAGTCGGTTTACAAATCGGCTGACCTGAATAAAGCTCTCTCCGAGCTTACCCCTGAGCAGGCCCTTTCCCTTAAACAGGATCAGGAGCTGCTTGAAAAGGCTCTGGAGGTAGTCTCCGAGCAATCCAATGAAAATCCATCCAAGGAGATTACCAACATGGAAACTATCCTGAAATCGGCCCACCTAGAAGCTCTAGCTGATGCTGTTGCAGTTGAAAAAGCTGCTGGTGTCGCTGCTGTTGCAGAAGTTCAGAAGCAACTAGACGCCGCTAATGTAGAGCTTACAGCTCTTCGTGAAATTGTCAAGGCTGCTGAGGCAGAGAAAACCGCTGCTATCGCTAAAGCCCGTAAAGAGCAACTGGCTGAAGTCCTCCCGGCTGACCAAGTAGAAGATACTTTCAAGTCTCTGGAAGTTCTGGATGATCAAGCTTTTGCACAAACAGTAGGAACGCTCCGCATTCTTAAAGCTGCTGCTGACCAAAATGACATGCTTGTCGAGAAAGGTGTATCGGGCGCTGGGGAAGAAGACGACTCTGTTGTCGCCGGTGTTGCCGCTATCCTGAAAGCTCGCCACGGCTCCAAGTAATATCTAGCCAATCTAGAGGAATTCCAAATGGCTCAAAACATTATCGCAAAAGATCATCAGCGTCTTAGCAACTGGCTGAAAGAAGAACAAATGGGCCACCGTGGCCTGTTCTACACTCGCGAAACTCTGCCTGTCGCTGACATTGATGTTAAAACAACTGGTTCTGTCCTAGACAGCACTGGCAAGCTGGTAACTAAGGCTACTATCGCCGACGCTACCTACATCCTAATTACCGACCTGCACGACTATGCCAACGCTCAGATGAGCCACGCTGTCGTCCTTGCTCGCGGTTTTGCCAAGATCGGCTCCAAGGCTGTTATCTTCGGTGCTGACGTTGACGACGCTGATAAAGCTACCGTCTTTGAAGCTTTCAAAGCCAAGAACATCTTCGCCGTTGACCAGATCGAAGGCGCATTCGAGAACGTTACCTTCGCGTAAGCGAGGGTCGTTCCAGTAAATAAATACTAGGAGTAACTTTAAAATGGCTAACACCCGTTCCTACCTAAACGATGGTCAGTTCTACATTGCCGACCAGACTGAAAACCTGCTTATCATCCCGAACACTTGGACCCTCGTCGAGAACATGGGCGTCTTCACAAGTGAAGGTGTGACTCAGAACACTGTCCAGTTCGAAGAGATCGAAACTCGCTACGGTCTGGTTAAGGATGCCATCCGTGGAACTCGTCACCAAGTTGCTAGCGACCAACGTCGTCAACTGCGTGCCTTCGCGATTCCGCACTTCAACCAAGACGACTACATCACTCCAGAAGATATTCAAGGTAAGCGCGCTTTCGGTGCTGACCGCGAAGAAACTCTGAACGAGGTTCGTGCTCGTAAGCTGGAAACCATCCGTCGCAACTGGGCTAACACCGCTGAAGTTGCTTCCGTTAGCGCTATCGTAACTGGTAAGAGCTACGCCCCAGCCGGAACCATCGAGTACGACTGGTACGACCTGATGGGTAAAACTCGTAAGGTTGTCGGCTTCGACCTGACCAACCCTACCGCTGACGTTATGGGCAAGACCGAAGAAATCTTCGTCCATATGCAAGACAACAGCCAAGACGGTCTGATCCGTGGTGACTTCGTTGCCCTGTGCTCTCCTGAGTTCTTCACTGCCCTGATTAACCATCCGAGCATCAAAGAGTTCTACAAAGCTTACCAAGCTAGTCCTCAATACTGGCGTGAACGTCTAACCGCTCGCGGTCTGGACCTTCGCTTCCGTGAGTTCTACTTCGGAAACATTCACTTCATCGAATACCGTGGCGTTGACCCGTACGGCAACCGTCTGATCCCGGCTGGCGATGCTTACTTCATCCCAACCGACAGCGGTGACCTGTTCGCTCGTTACTTCGGCCCGGGCAGCACTTTCGATGACCTAGGAACTCTGGGTAAAGAACTGTACGCCACCGAGCGTATGGCTGAAGACCGTCGTTCGATCCTGATCGAAACCGAGTCCAACTTCATCCACGTTCTGCGTCGTCCACAGATGATCGTTCGCGGCACTGTGAATGCGTAAAGACTTCAGGGAGGCTTCGGCCTCCCTTTCGTCGTAGGAGGGTACCAAAATGGCTTACACTGGTGATCCAGCAAACAACCCTATCGACCGTCTACGAGAGATTGTAGGGGACGTGTGGGAGCCTCCGATGCTTTCCGACGAAACCTATCAATGGGTGTTGGACAAGAACGAAGGCAACGAAAGACGATCCGCACTTGAACTTATGCGTATGATGCTCTTCCGCCTGACAAGGGGAATGAGAGAACGCACAGGTGATATCGAAGTATATGGTGCTGAGTATTTCAACAACTACTTGAAAGCTCTTCAGCTCATTCTCAAAGACCCGAATATTGCAATTTCTTTGGCCGTGCCATATGCTGGCGGTATCTCCAAATCGGATATGCTGGCTAATGACCTAGACCCCGACAACGTAACACGGGAATTCTACATCGGTTTTGCAAGACGGGAGAAGCTTTACAACCAGTGCAACCCCGGTCCTCAAGACCTTAGCATGGGGTGTGATTATCTTGGCAAGCTTCAGTTTTAAAACAGATCGCCGTCGCCTCACATCCTTGATTAAGAGGGTGGAGGCTCTAGACGGAACAACGGTAGAAGTTGGTTTCTTCCCCGAGGACCGATATGGTTCTGAAAATGGAAACCTACCAGTTGCACAAGTTGCAGCTTACAACGAATTCGGTACTACTCGCAACCCAACCCGGCCATTCATGGCTCCAACCTTTGAAGAATTCACATCTCAATTCCACTACGCAAGACTAATGAAGTCCACGTTCGAGAACGTCCTACGCGATGGAAGGCAGACGAATACTCTTCTGAAGAAATTGGGTAAAATGGTTGCAGAGCAGATGCAAGTTAACATTGACGACTATCCGGGCTCTAACAGTCCAGCATGGGCAGCTTACAAAGGATTTAACGATCCTCTATTCCATACTGGAAAAATGCTTGAGTCTGTCAAGTTCCAAATCCATCGGAGGCAATAATGCTCTATCCTACCTTCTCCATGACCAACTTCGTCAAGCTAGATTTGATTAGAAGAGGGCAGCCCGGAGACGACGGTTTTGGAAGACCTACCCCTCCAGTTGAGACAGTAGTAACAATCACAGCTAACGTTCAACCTATCGAAAAATCGACAGACACTCGTATCCTTCCAGAGGCCGACAGAAGCAAGGCTTGCTTCAAGGTGTACTCCAGAGGCGAAGAGATTCGCCAGTTAAAGGAAGGCCCTAATGGGTGGAGTGCAGATAGGTTTATTTGGGAAGGTGAGTTGTACGAGGTGATGAAAGTCATCAACTACTCGATGGGCATCCTAAACCATTACAAAGCAATTTGTATGAGAGTAGAGAGGAATAGCACAGCATGATCCACACAGAGCTAGAAAACTCCCTCTATCTTATGATCAAAGAGTTGTTCCCGGATTGGCGTGTAATTCAAGCTTACACGAATAATCAGGAACCACAAACCCCTTATCTGGCTATCGACATTAAGAGGCTGGATGAACTGGGAAGGGAAAATGTCTCCAATATGAGCGATCCCATTAGTCCTTCGCATGGAACTATTCAAGTTCAACAGGACTTCGCAGCCAGAGTCGTATTCGAACTAATTGGCAAGTATGGAGAGACAGCAAGTGTCTCTGACATGGCAATGGCGATTACTCGGGCAATGCGTACTCCAGCAGGACACGCTGCCCAAAGAAAGTTCAATCTATCCCTTTTCAAACTCCCTAGCACAAGACGAGTTCCTATGCTACGAGAGACAGATATGTACATGTACTACCAAGTGACATGTGAATTTGGATTCTCTGTAGTTGAGACTATAACTCACGAGTTTGCTGCTGGGGCTGATATTCACGGTGTCTACTATGATGCCGGTCGCCCGGGTCACATTATTGAGTCCCATATCGACATAAATTTCGAACACTAATAGGAGACAGGAATGACTGTTCTTACTGATGTAATTGACATTCAGATCAGCCGTGAGACTGCTGCTGTCGCACAGACAAACTTCAACGTTCCTCTGTTCATCGCCTCTCACACAAACTTCTCTGAAAGAGCCAAAGTTTATAACAGCCTGAAGGGTGTTGCTGAAGACTTCGGGGAAGCTGATCCTACATACCTCGCTGCTGTACGCTACTTCGGGCAAGCCCTGAAACCGCGTAGCCTAGTTATCGGACGCAGACAAGTTCCTTCTGCCACCGTTTCTGTCAGCGTCGTTCAAGAAGGACAGAGCTATGTTCTGACCATTAACGGACTACCTGTCAGCTACGTTAGCCAGCAAGCTGACACTGCCACCTTGATTGCAACTGGCCTAAAAGCTGCATATGATGTTACCCCTGTTGTTGGCGTTACCGTAACTGACAACGAAGACGGAACTCTGACTGTCGCTTCGAACGAAGACTGGAGCCTGAAAGTTTCTTCTAACCTGACAATGGCCGCTGCTCCTTCTACTGAAGGCTGGCCGGCAACTATCACTGCTGTTCAGGGAGAAAACGACGAATGGTATGCACTGAGCATTGACAGCCACGCTGACGATGATATCATGGCAGTAGCTACTCATATCGAAGGGACCAAGAAAGTGTTTGTCGGGGCTACTGCTCAGGCTAATACCAAAACTTCCGCAGACAACGACATTGCTTCGCGTCTAGTCGCTGGTGGGTTCCAACGTACGGCACTGATGTACCATCCAAACGCTGACGCTCAATTCCCTGAGTGTGCTTGGGTAGGATACCAACTGCAAGAGCAACCGGGTAGCAACACATGGACCCATAAAGCTCTAGCTGCCGTAGATGCTTACCGTCTAACCCCAACCGAGTCTACCAACCTGAAGAACAAGAACGTTACCACGTTCGAGCGTGTTGGTGGTGTCAACCGTACATTCGGTGGGGCTATGGCCGGTGGTGAATGGATTGACGTAATGATCTTCGTAGATTGGCTGGAAGCCCGCATGACCGAGCGTCTGTGGTTCCGTATGGCTAACTCCAAGAAAATCCCTTACGACGCCGTTGGTGCAACAATTCTGGAATCGGAAATCAGAGCCCAGCTTAACGAAGGAATTCGTGTTGGTGGTCTGGCTGAAGCTCCGGCTCCTAAAGTCTTCGTACCTGATGTTCTATCCATGTCTCCGAACATGAGAGCACAGCGTATCTTTGAAGGCATTGAATTTGAAGCCCGTCTGGCCGGTGCCATTCACTTCGTACACATTCGTGGAACTGTGACCGTCTAAGGACGGTCCTTCCCATAAGGAGACTACTAAATGGCTGTTCAACGTCTAGCTACATTCTCTCCAGCCGATGTTACCATTGTTATCACTCACCCTGCAACTGGTGAGAGCATGGTTCTCGGTGGATTCAGCGAAGACAGCATCGTTAACATTGAAAGAAACGCTGATACTTACGTGATGTATACTGGAGCCGACAACACATCGACTCGCGTCTACAACGCCTCTAAGTCTGCTACCCTCACTGTTAGCCTTCAGCAAACTTCGCCTTCGAACGACTTCCTGACTGCTCTTTACAACTACGACGACGCCCGTCGTTCGTCTGAGGGATTGTTCACAATCCATGTTAAAGACAACTCTGGTCGTTCCGACTACTTCAGTGATGACGCCTATGTCGGTGTTGTTCCGGGTTCTAACTTCTCGAACAGCATGCAGACACGCGATTGGGTTATTCATGCACACAACCTGCAAACTCTAATCGGCGGTAACGCCAAGCTGAGCCCGGGTGATGCGGATACTCTTCGTAACCTAGGTGTCACACTAGACCAGCGCTGGCTGTAATATAGCGCTTATGCCACATCGACGGGGAGCTGCCTTAACGGGTGGCTCCCTTTGTTGTTTCTGGAGGATAGAAATTGATTACCACCTACTCGCCGCGTGACGTGGTTGTAACTCTCGCTGGTATCCATTCCGTGACAGGGTACGCAGAGGGAGAGTTTATCAGAATTGTAAAAGATATTAAGCCTTTCATCAAGCACGGTTCGATGGATGGTGAAATCGCAAGGGTCTACAACAAAGACCAAGGCTGGCGAGTAGAGTTGACAATCATGCAATCCTCGCCGACCAATGATATCCTTTCGATGCTTTACAACGTGGACATTGCAACCCGAATGGGAAAATTCCCACTGATGATTAAGGACACGAAGGGTTCTACAAGCTTCCTAGCTCTGACAGCATGGGTGGAAGACCTACCTAGGGTATCTTTCTCTGGACAACTGGAGACCCGCACTTGGATTCTAGGGTGCTCTGAGGTCGCCATGAACATTGGCGGAAACGTCGATCAAAGTTTGGTCGAGCAAGCTATCCTGCTGGGAAGCTCTCTTCTGCCAGCCCTTACGCAATTCGGAGGCTTCTAATGGCTAACACGGTATTGACATATAGCCCATCTGATGTTAAAATTGTCCTTTGTGGGTATGCTCTCACTGGTGTAGTTTCTTTCGAAATGTCTTGGCTTTCGAGACCCTACACAATGGTTCGAGGAATCAGAGGGCACCACACCCGGGTCTTCAATAGAGACCTTTCTGCGCAGATTAGAATCGAGGTTCTTCAGACTTCGGTGTCTAATGATGCATTCTTCTCGCTAGTAGAGCAAGACCGAAGAACACAATCCGCCCGAATCACCTTGTCTGTCAAGGATACCCACGGTAGCACCATGATGAGCACAGACAACGCTTATGTCAATGGCTACCCTAGCATAACATTCACCGATGGAATCGAGAACAGGGTCTGGACTATTGATGTTCTGGACTGGACCGATGGCACGGTAGGCGGAAACCAGCAAGTCGGCTTCGACGTGTTCGGAACTGTTCAAGGCGCTCTTAGCTACCTCAGATAAATAAGGAGTATTTATGTTCGGAAACCAACGTACTGTCATCCACAATGGGACAGAATACACTATCAACCTTCTGCCAGCAACTCGCGGTATCAGCGTACTGAAGCAGCTAACCAGCTTGCTGGGTCCATCCCTTGCCAAGTATCAAGCTGACCACGACTTCTCTGGAGCCATGAAAGAACTGTTCGATAACATCGACAAGGTTCCTGTTGAGAATTTGATCCAGAATCTGATGCTGACAGTTTTCAAAGGTTCGATGGCAATCAATTTCGACACCGAATTCGCTGGCAAGTATGACCTGCTGTACGCACTCACAAAAGACGTGATCGAGTTCAACTTCGGCTCGGTTTTTTCTCTAATCGGTTTCGCAGAGGCACCGACGGTATAAAGACCGGGGATGGGCAGTCCGAGACTTCAGTCACTACTGATCGAGTTCAGAGTGATCGGAGGGTTAGGGAGGCCCACCAGAAGTTCTCGCAGCATTGGGAGATTTATGTGGCTATCACTCACCCTCTCAAGCTAACGACGTATGGGGAACTGAGTACAGTCCTCACTACAGAAGATTTGTACAACATCCTTGAGGTTATAGACGTTCACGATACTATCACTCAAGTGGCAAAAGAACACGCAGAGGCTGATAAGAAATGATTACAGAAAGGATTGCCCAGCTAACTGGGGAACTTAAATTTACAGTCGATTCCCGGCCTCTCACTGCTTTTGACAAGAAGCTCGCTGGGGTCGAAGCCCGGCTAAGAGAATTCTCCAAGCTGACGAACAAGCGGTTTGGAGTTAAGCTAACTCTAGATACAAAAACTCTGAGAGAGGAGCTTGCCAAGGCAGCCACTCAAAGGGTAGTCTTGAAGAACATCGCGGTAGATGCTGCCGCTGTTCGTCTTATCTCTGAGAAGCTTCAAGAAAGACTGAATGCAACGCCGATCAGGTTGAAGTCTGTTAGGCTAGACCTTAGCGGTATCCGAGATCAGAAAAACTTCGTAAAGACGGCTCTCGGCCAGACCAAGGTCGATCTACCGGTTGAACTGGGCTTGGCTCAGGCTAGCCGTACGCTGTATGAATGGAAGAAGCGCACAGAGAGTCGTTTTAAAATTCATCTGAATGCAGACATTAGCCGCTCTAAATTGCTCCAGAATGCACGAAACACACTAAGGGATGTGCAGGGTAGGCTAAACGGTCTTGCTGTCGCTACGCCTCAAATTAGGCTGTCTGTAGACCGTGCCCATCTTCGTAGAGAGATTCAAGATGTTCTTGAGCAAATCAGACGCGAAGTGAGAATCCGCATTGACCTAGAGTCTTCCATCCGAGGAGGTGGTGCAGGTGGATCGAGAGGTACTGCCGGCCATATCCGTCAAGGTATGGGAATGGGGATTGGTAGCGAGCTAGCCGGGTGGGGACGCGGGTTTATTCCCGGCCTTGGTGGTGCGTTCGCTATTATGCAGCTTAACCGTGCTAACCAAGAACTGCAAGGTCAACGTCTGGCCATGCAAGCTGTCGGTGGTGGAGTACAGGGTGGTCAAGAGCTACAAGCCACCCTCCGCGATATCTCTCAGCGTCTCGGTCTTGACGATAGAGCAATAGGTAGCTCCTATGTTAAGATGATGGCTGCCGGACAAGCATCCAACTTCGACAAAACACAGGTTGATGGCATCTTCCAATCCATGGCTGAATATGGACGAGTGATGGGTCTGGACGGGGAGGCTATGAAAGGCTCCTTCCGTGCCGTAGAGCAGATGATGGGTAAAGGACAGATCATGTCCGAAGAATTGAAAGGTCAGTTGGCCGAAAGATTCCCCGCTGCTGTAGCTCTGATGGCTAAGTCTCAAGACATGACTATCGCAGAGCTAATGAAAACCATGGAGAAAGGGGAGCTTAAGAGTGATGCTCTGATCCCATTCGCCAGAACTCTAGCGGAAGAAGCTCGTAAAGGTGGCGCTCTGGACGCGGCTATGCAAGGTACAGCCGCTCAGCAGGGCCGATTCCAGTTCGGATGGAACCGCACTATCGAGGCCTTCGCGGCTGGAGGATTCGACCGAGGAATGAGCGACTTCTTCAAGATTGCTGCCCAAGGCATGAAAGAAGCGCTTCCTCTGGTAACTGCACTTGGTGGCGGGTTCGAAGCTCTTATGAGGCCTGTCAACGCTCTGGTCGGTATTGGAGGGGAGCTTGGTTCCCAGTGGGAGAACATTGCCAAGCAGTTCAACATGACCGGCACAGGGCTGACTCTTACCACGGCTCAAACCCTAGCCTTGCTGACCCCTATGGGCAGGTTGATCTCTGCTATTAGCTGGGGTGCGTTGGCACTGGAAGACTTCATTGTCTTCTTGGAAGGCGGTGATTCGGTGTTCGGGGACTTCTTGAACAACAACGTACAAGCTGCCGAGACATTCGAAAAGCTAGCCAGTGAATCCAGTGAACTGAAGAACAATCTCGACGGTATCTTCTCTGTTGTCCCGGGGCTAGCTGAAGCGCTCAAAGGTCTAGAGTTCAATGAAATGCTGGTCAGCACGATGAGAGAACTTGCTGCCATCATGGAGTTCTTCAACAGTGTTGTAGAGAGATTCGCAATAGCCGGCAAGTACAGGGACGCTAAGATTGCTGAAGCCGGAGGAGACAGAAGTACTATAATGTCGAACATCGACACGATGTACGCTATGTTCAATCCGGAAGATGCAAAAGACAAGGCCACCTTCATCGGTGACAGGCTAGTAGCTCAGAACATTGACGCGATCCAGACAGAGACTCATACCCGTGCAACCCAGTCCTTGACTCCAGACCAGTTTGGGTATATGATGCAACGTGGTCAAGTTAGAAACGAAATGGAGGGTGCCCTCAAGAAGAGTGCCATTGACATTAGTTTCAACCTCAATGTTTCTGGTATCGATGCTCAGGGTAACGTCATGACAACTGAAGCGCAAGAGCGAGTACGAGAGATCGTTAGTAACGTTCTTGAGGAAGAAATCTCCAGAGCTTCGGCAAGTTATAAGGAATCCCAATGACAATTGCTATCAAAAGAGAGAACGGAGACCTAATCTGGTTCGACGCTGTTACAGAGTTCGGAAGACAGTACCGTGGCTCTGTGAGTTCCAACCCAATCGAAACGGGAGGAAAAATCACAGACCACATTACCACAGAAAACCCAGTCTTCACTCTTACAGCCGTCGTATCAGACGCAGACTTCAACTTGAACAGGCCCGTTATCAACGACAACGAGGCCCAGACATACAAGATCAACAACAAAGAGTTCGTGAATACGCAGCCGGTAACCATCCCGGCTGTTATCTCAACCTCTAGACTAGACCCTAGCAGAATCTTTCCAGAAGTTATCACTCAGTTTATTCCTCCTGAGATTCCTTCTGCAACTGTCCTCCCTCAAAAGGGTGATAAAGTCGCTTATGATATTGAGCGCCAACTGATCGACATGCAGCGTAACGCTGAGGTCTTCAGCTTGCTGGATTTCAGAGACGGTATTATCTGGGATCAAATTGAGCGGTGCATCTTTACCGACTTGTCCTTCAGCGAGAATGCTGAAACTGGACAGAGTATTCAACCTAGAATGACTATCGAGGCCGTGACATTCACAGACACTCGCTACATTGAAGTTAGGGTGAACAAGGGAAGAAAGACAGCCAAGAAGGAAAAGAGAGACACCAAAGACGGTGATACAGGGGCTAGTAACGCCACTGGACAAGACTCTCCTACATTCAAGCGTAGCCAGATGAAAGAGGCTCAAATTAGAACTCAAGTTGCGAGGTGATTAATGAGCACGACTTACATCGACACACTTCCTTTGTACCAAGATAGGAAGTATAGATACGCGGTAGCTCTGGAGGGCATTTCCCGTGTCCTCCAATTTTACTGGAATAGCCGCTCTCGGCAGTGGCACATGGATATATTCGACGAGGAACTTAACCCTATCCTGACAGGACTGGCGGTTGTTCCACAATACCCGATAATTGCAGATTACGCGATGCAGCACATCGGGTTTAATGGGTACTTCTTGCTCATGCCTGTCAACCTAGAACAGGTGCAGTACAAGCACGATGCAAGCGACATTGTACCTCAGTTTTTTGAACTTCTGTATGTTAATGTTGATTTGGAGGAAGATGCAGAGTGAGACAATACGACAGAGTATATAAATTGACGCTCGGTAATACTGAGTCTGGTCAGGGAGTAGAGATTACAAACCTTCATCCTGATGGGAGTGTTAACAGAGAAGGACTTCAGTTCAGGTTTGATATCTCTAAAAGCTCCGATAACAAAAAGAGCGGCAACTCGGCTACTGTTGAGATATACAATCTGTCGATTGCAACTCTAAACCTTCTTGAAACCGAATACCTTACTTGCAGACTAGAAGTGGGGTATAAAGAAGCTGGAACTTCCGTTGTTCTAGATGGTAATGTTGTCGAAACATCCACAAGAAAGAGTGGAAACGATTACGTGACTCAGCTTATTCTTGGTGAGGGTTACACTGCTCTAACTGAGACTAAGCTTAAGGGCACAGTCTCTCCGGGTAAGACTGTAAAAGACGTTATCGAAGAGATTCGTCTACAGATGCCGGGAGTCGATAGAGGAGCCTACACAGGCCTCAACTGCAATAACCCCATCATGTATGGCTACCAGCTACGAGGCCTCGCTAAAGACGCCCTGAATAGCGTGTGCGAGGCTAACAATATCGAGTGGAACATCAGCGGCAACGTGTTAAACGTTACAGATGTGAACGGCCCTACAACGAAGAGCGTTCAGATGGCTCCACTGGTGAGCAAAGAGACTGGCCTAATTGATATCCCATTCTACGCCAGTGCCAGCGGCACGTCTCAGAAGAAAGACAAGCGACGCAGAAGAGGGGTACAGTTCAAGTGCCTCCTGAACCCAGAGCTGACCCCCGGCGTTATTGTCAGGGTGGAGTCGGAAAGGCTCTCTGGCACGTTTAGAATCAACAACGTCCGTATTTCAGGCGGATATAGAGACAACGAATGGTACACCGAATGTTGGTGTGCTGATCTTAACCAAGAGGATATAGACCAATGAGGAGAACAGGCCTACAGGAGCTTCTAAACCTCCACTCGTCCACAGAAGGCTCTAAGCAGTACACAGCCATCCCTTGCGTCGTCCTGCGCGTTCTGGACGATTTTAGACGCCTCTCTGTCGATGTTAGACCAGTGGTCAATGACCTGTACAAAGACGGCACGTCGGAAGAGCAACCAGAGATTCTATCTGTCCCTGTCATTATGCCCGGAACGGCTAACACTCTTATCAGCTTCCCATTGAACGTAGGAGATACTGTCCTGTGCGTTTTCTCTCAAAGGACTATCGACGTTTTCAAAGGGAGTGCAACCGGTCAGCCGCATACACCGAACGACCTTCGGAAGTTCAACATGGCGGATGCCATCGCTATCCCGGGGCTGTTCACATTCCCCCGGTCGATGAATGACCCGTCTAGGCACAGTTGGCCACACGATACAAAAGACCTGACAATCGCTCACAACCTCATGACAGGGCAGGAAGCTGAGGTCAGAATCAAAGCCAATGGAGACATTCTAATCAATAGCCGTAAGACTATAAGCATCAATGCTCAGAATGTCAACGTTAAGTGTGCCTCCCTGACGGTAGATGCAGCCCACACAACATGGAACGGCAACATTGCCCACACAGGTAATTATGTTCAAACTGGCGGCACTTCTACATTCAATGGTATTCCATTCCATACGCACAAGCACGGCGGTATTATGCCGGGTAGTGGTGTCACTGCTGTGCCACAGGCATAAGGAGAAATCATGGACCTATTTGTCAACCCGGATACTCACGATCTCGTTTTTATAAACGGGCAGTGTCCGGTAACTCAGAGGATGGTGGACATTGTTGCTCAACGCCTCAAGATCAAACTATATACGTTCCTCGGTGAGTGGTTCTTGGATGACCGTATCGGCATCCCATACTTCGAGAGAATCCTAGGTAAATCGAGAAGCCTCCCGGCAGTTGACGCTATCTTCCAATCGGAGATTATGCGAGACCCGGGCGTACTTGAAATTACAAGTTGGCAGTCGGGAATCGACCCCCATACAAGAGAATACTCCATGGAGTTTACAGTTAGAACAACTGACAACACCGAGTCTCTTCCAATCACATTCCAAATGGTAGGAGTTTAACATGGCTGGAATTACGGCTGAAGGTCTAACGATCAAAGACTTGGACCAAATCCTGACCGACTATAGAAACGTAGCGTCTCAGGTATTCGCTGACCTAGTTTCCACAGGAGACGAGGTTGACACATCGGGTAACTCGGCACTTGGCCGTCTTATCGGTGTAGTTGCTCCATCGGACGAGGCAATCTGGGAAGTAATCCAGATGGTTTACAACTCGTTCAACCCCTCGGCTGCCACTGGTGTAGCTCTGGACAATCTGGTATCCTTCTCTGCGATTAGCAGATATCCGGCTCGCCCTACCAGAGCACAAGTTATCCTAGAGGGTAACATCAACACAGTTATCAACTCGCCTCCGGCTAAGATGATCTCCAGCTCGACAGGGCGAGTTTTCCACTTGCTTCAGGGCGTCATCCTTAGCCCGAAGGGCTGCTCTGGTGTGGGAATCTTCCCTCAGACCGTAGGGAATAGCCTGACGTACGAAATCAAGATGTATGTTGACGATATTAACACCACATCGATCAAATACACAAGCCCCGCTTCCGGTACTGTAACCTCTGGTAGCATTCTTGCTGGGCTGGCCGCTGATGTAGCTGCTAATCACGGAAATACCTTGACAAGCTACGAGCAAAATGGTATACTTTTCATAGTACCAATCGATCCGTTCAATACCAAGACATTCGAAGAGGTGAGCAACCTCAGTATTCAGAAGGTTAGAAAGCTTGGTATCGCCGTTGATGACGTTATTGGCCCCGTGCCTCAGCAAGCTCTAGCTATCGATACGATCGTCATCCCTATTGCCGGATGGGATAGTGTTATCAACCCTGTTCCAGCCATCCCCGGCCGTCTGCGTGAGACCGATGATGAGCTTCGTGAGAGGTTCCGAAACTCTAAATTCGTACAAGCCACCAACATTCTGGAGTCCCTAATCGACGGTCTGATGAACGTAGAAGGAGTTGAGGACGTTAGGATTATCGAAAACGATACCGACAACCCAGACCCAGTTCATGGAGTCCCGGGTCACTCGTTCCTTCCAATCGTTCTCGGTGGCATTCCTACAGAGGTTGCACAGTCCATTTGGCTGAACAAGCCATTCGGGATTGGTTCTGTTGGAGATACAGAGGTTCAGGTGGTAGACAGTCTGGGATATACCCATAGAGTCAACTACCAGCGCCCTGTCGAGGTTCCAATAGAGATCAAGATCAGTGTAACAAACACAGGATCGATGCCCGAGAACATTGAAGATATCCTACGGCCAAGGATTGTAGCGTACGGAACTGAGAATTACAAGATCGGAGACGACGTAATTTATTCTCGATTCTACGCCCCAATCATGGAAATCCCGGGCTTCCAAGTGAACAGCCTGACGATTGCTAAGAAAGGACAAACTCAAGGTATGGCGAACATCGAAATCGGGTTCAAAGAAGTGGCTACATTCGCCGCAGCAGATATCACCGTAACTACGGTGTAATGATAGAAGGAGAATTCCATGGCTGTCAACCAATTTGACAGAGAAGATTATCTGGAGGTGGCCCGGGAACGGGTCACTGAACAGTTTAAAGAGAAGCCGATCTTTGATCGCTTCCTGCAAGTGCTATTGTCTGGTAAGTTTGATATCCAGAATGCACTGGAAGACCTCCAGACTCTCCGGTCTCTGGACACAGCCACCGGGAAGCAACTGGACATTATCGGAGACATTGTAGGGCGACCACGCGGTCTAGTGTACCAAGATATTTTCAACTATTTTGGATTCGCTGGAACGGAGCGTGCAGGTTCTTTCGGAAGCCTGTCGGACCCTACGGTCGGTGCTCCATGGTACTCGGTCGGTGCTCCAACTGGTAACGCCAGAGAGCCGAGCGACGAAGAGTATCGGATGATCCTGAAAGCAAAGATCATCAAGAACAGAACAAACTCAACCCCAGAGCAAGTTATCGAAGCTTATAAATTTGTATTCGGGGTTCCTGAAGTATTCCTAGAGGAGTACGCTCCCGCTGCTGTCCGTATCGGCATCGGTAAGATTCTAACGAACGTAGAGCGTAGTCTTCTATTCGACCTAGGTGGTGCAGGTGCATTGCTTCCTAAGACTATCGGGGTTAACTACACATACACTGAGTTCCAAGCTGGCCGGGTATTTGCTACAGAAGGCTTCCCCGGAGGACAAGGCGTTGGAGACCTAAACGATCCCACTGTTGGTGGAATTCTGACCAACCTAGTGACATAAGGAGTTATAAATGGCTGATTACAGTCAACTACCTATTGAAAATATTTGGTCCACAGGCGGGGATATGGTAGCCCCGACCCCTGCGCAGCAGCAAGGCGGATGGGGTATTCAGTCGGTTCCTCGCCAATGGTGGAACTGGAAATGGAACCTTCACGATACCAACCTAGCGTATCTTCTACAGAAGGGTATCCCGGAATGGACCAGCACTCAAGAGTATATTGCAAACAAATCGTTCTGCACAAGGGGTGGTTTCGTCTACAAGGCTGTCCGCACCCATACAGGAAGTGACCCTGCACAAGTTAGTGCCAACTGGGTTCGAGCTTTCGCAGACTTTACCACATCTAGCTCTGCACTTGGAAGCCTGACACCAAGAGAAGGTGGAATCCCATTCTTCATTAGTGCTACAGGAGCTAGCGTGTTTGACTCTACGGCTTATGGCCGTGGCATGCTTAACGTGGCTAACGCAGCCGGAGCAAGAAACTATATCTCGGCTCAAGAAAGTTCTGTTGTACTGTCCAACCTGTCTACTGTGACTAGGGCTGCCAACGCGGTTCCGTACTTCAACACGGATACCTCCATGGCCACCTTCAACATCACAGCGTTCGGAAGAGGACTTGTCAACGCGGGTGATGCATCTAACGCAAGAGCCTTCCTAGGCCTTGCTAACTCTGCTACTATCACAGCAGACTCTGCTAACAGAGCCAACACTCTAGTTTACCGAGACGCAGCAGGTAACTTCAACGCTGGTGTGATTACTGCTACCCTGTCTGGAAACGCAACAACAGCTAGCAAGCTTAGGGCTCCAGTTACTATTAACGGTGTAGCATTCGACGGAAGCCAGAACATTGTTCTTCCGGGACTGGACACAAGTTACGCAGGGGTTGTAGCGAGGCTCCATATTAATGGGGCTAACATGACCGGAACAGATAAGACTACCCAGCTAGCTCTTAGAAATAAATCCGATACAGATTGGATTAGCTTGGTTACTCCTGATGATAGCTCGGTGGTGTTTCAATTCAGAGGCCCAGAAGCGGCTAATGCCTCTGTGCGGATTAACTCTAATGTCGTATTCCACGCGGGGAACCAGTACGGACTAGGAGCTACTCAAACGCAAGCCAGAGAGCGGCTCTTGGTTGACAGACTGGCACAGAACACGACTCAGACTGTGCTGTACAACGCAGATAAGAGCAGGTACTTCTGGTTGCAAGATAACGGTGTTTCCGGTATCTGGGACGCAACGACTAACACCCCTCTATGGCGTTTTTCTAGACTAGGCCAGCTCGACTACGGAACAGTCCCTGTTGCACAAATTACAGGATTGGCCAACTCCGCGACAATTCCGGCATCCGCCTCCAATCTGACTAATCAGATTGTTGTGAGGAGCGGAACAGGAGATATCGCAGTACAAGGCGTTACAGCGTTTGGCGCTGTTCTGGGAACAGACTATATTAGAGTAAGAGCCAGCACTGGTAACGCTCACCTAGTATTCCAGAGGAATGATGGAGCAGAGGTAGGGCTTATTTGGGGAATCCCGTCTGCCAACTCTCTGAACTTCAGGACCGCAGGCGGTGCGACAGGCATGTCTCTGGCTGGTCAGGACTTGACTGTAGTTGGCAGGGTGAATGCTGCGACACTCAATTCGTCTGGCAACGTCAACTCTGGCAACAGCGTGATTGCTGCCGGGAACGTGCAGGCTGCTGGCCGTGTGTACTGCGGCGATGCTTTTATGAGCAGCAACGGCAACCTTACTGGCGGAGCTTTCGGCTCTTATGGGACTCTTACCAACTGGGTAGACTCTGTATACGCCAGAAAAACTGACGTAATGACTGATGCCCAAATCTTGGCTGCCACTTCTAGAGGTAGTGCTCAGGCTGTTGGAACATACGTCTTTGCGATTGCAGCTAGCGGGAGCGGGGATGTTGGGACTGTAGTAGCTGGTACGTCTCTAAGGTCTTCGTCTCCCGTCAACTACCATGGAACTACGCTATCCGGTAGCTACAGGTGCATGGGTAAGTTCGGAGCCGGAGGTTCTAACCAGATTACCTTGTTCCAGAAGGTTGCAGCTTAACAAAATAGGCCCGTAAGGGCCTTTATAACTGGAGGTGATTTTAATGGAATTCAGAAACGTTGTAAAAATTAAAGCGGGGTTCGAGTGCGAAATAAACCATCCAGAATTGGGATGGATTCCTTACGGCGCTGTAGAGGGATGCCCTACGTCTCACTCCATGTACGTGAAGATCGCCGCAGCGATTGAAGATGGCTCTATGGAAGTGGTAGAAAAAGAGGACAAATATGATGACTTTGAAGCCAGATTGTGGAGAGACAACGAGCTAACCCGGGCTGACCGTCAAGTAGAGATTGCTATCGACGATGAAGACGAAGTAAGAGAGAAGGCTTGGCGTAAGTATCGTTCTGCACTACGTAAATGGCCAGAGCACAAGAACTTCCCATCCGAAAAGAGCAAACCTAAAGCTCCTAAAGAATAAGGCGAGGTAATATATGCCAAACATTATGAAGCCTACGGGTATTAACGCTATCTGGTCTGAAAACGGCCAGAAGGTTGACCCGGGTGCTGTAAAAGTTGGGCTTGGATGGGTGACAGAACTACCTCCCTACCAAACTGCCAACTTTATCGAGTACAAACAAGACCTGTTTAACGCTCACGTTAACCAACATGGTATTCCAGAGTGGGACAGCGTTACAGAGTATCAGGGCAATCTGAGCTATACTCAGGGCGCTAACGGAGTTATCTATAAGTGCCTTAGGACTCACTCTGATAAGATTCCAACTGACCCTCTGAACATTACAGCCGGATATTGGAGAGTGGCGTTTGAGGATGCAGGGGAAGCGGCCAAGGTTCAAGCCAACCTAGACAAACACGTAACCAACTACAACACCCTCTCTGGGATTGGCAACGTAGTTATTGCAAGACAAAACCTAAGTGTGTATAGTAAAGCTGAAGGCGATGCCCGGTACGCTATGAAGCACGGGAACGGCTCTAATGTCTTCAGCGTTGCCACTGCCACACAGCCAACTCACGCTATTCCTTTGAGCCAATTGGCCACTCTCGTCCCTCCGGCTACAGAGACCGTTAGTGGCGTCATGTCGATTGCAACGACAATCGAGACAGAGGCCGGCACTAATGACGCTAAAGCTGTCAGCCCTCTGAAAGCCGCTCAAGTGTATCTGAAAAAGAAAGATAACCTATCCGGGCTGTCTAACGTAACTGCGGCTAGAGCTAACCTAGGCCTATCTGACACCGCTACAATGCCTTCGGCTACGTTCCTGAAGGCTGCCAATAACCTGTCTGATGTTCCTAACAAGGCATTGGCTAGGTCTAATCTTGGAATTACAAGTAGTGCTACCCAGCCGGAAACCTATTTCTTGAGGAGCGCTCAGAACCTAGCAGATGTACCTAACAAGGCACAAGCTAGAGTCAACCTAGGCCTCACTGGGATGGCTACAACAGACCCTGCGGCGGTTATGATGAAGGCAGACAACCTTGCTGGATTGGCTAACACTGCTACCGCTCGGTCCAACCTAGGGCTAGGCACAGCTTCTACTAGAAATACAGGAGACTTCCTGTCGTCTGTGGCTAACCTGTCCGACCTCACGAACGTCCAAGCAGCTAGAAACAACCTAGGGTTGAAGGGAGCGGCTACGCTCGATGTATGGGGTCTTCCTGCGAATACAACTGCTATGGACTTCCAGTCTAATCAGTCGGATATTTCCAGAGGATGGGCTCGACTACCAAACGGCCTTCTGCTACAATGGGGAACTGGTCCCGGTCTGTCTGATGACACAAGGACGAATATCCAACTCCCTGTTCCAGCACGAATCTTGAACGTTCAAGTGACCGTAATGGGGACGTTTAACAACTCCATCGGCCCGGGCGCTTTCATGACGGATATGTGGAGCAACACCGGGTTTAGAGTTAGCTGCAACTGGGGCAACTGGTCTTACCCGTTCAACTGGTTTGCTATCACTTCCACCCTGTAATTCAGGAGTATCAAAAATGGCTCTAACTGAGCAAGACTTCCAATCGGCTGCCGATGATCTAGGAGTCGATGTTGCCAGTGTAAAGGCCGTCACTAAAGTAGAGAGTCGTGGGAGCGGCTTTCTACTTTCTGGCGTCCCTAAGATTCTATTCGAAAGGCACTGGATGTTCAAGCTTCTCAAAAGGAAGCTAGGTCGTGACCCTGAAATAAACGACGTTTGCAACCCTAAAGCTGGAGGATACCTCGGCGGACAAGCGGAGCACGAACGTCTAGATAAAGCAGTCAAGATGGATAGAGACTGCGCACTTCAAAGTGCCTCTTGGGGCCTATTCCAGATTATGGGATTCCATTGGGAGGCACTAGGTTATGCGAGTGTTCAGGCATTTGTCAATGCCCAGTACGCTAGCGAGGGATCGCAACTAAACACTTTTGTGCGCTTCATCAAGACCAACCCGGCAATTCACAAAGCTTTAAAGTCTAAGGACTGGGCAGAATTCGCAAGAAGGTATAACGGGCCGGATTACAAGAAAAACAACTACGATGTTAAGCTAGCAGAAGCCTATCAATCCTTCAAGTAAATCTAGGAAGGTTCCTAATGAAGAAGCTATTCAAAAGCTGGAAGTTCTGGGCTGCTGTAGGCTCTGCAACTTTTATGGCTCTGGAAGCCATGGTTCATCTTTGGGAGCCTATCCTTCCTCCCGGCGTGTTCGCCGCAGTAGCCACACTGGTAGCTGTTGGTGTGAGAATTTCGGCAGTGTTTGTAACTGCTGGTAAAGTGGAGGAAGCGATTTCGGAAACCATAGAAGATGGCTCAATAGAAAATGATACTAACTAAACTCAAAAACTACGCCCTCGTAGTAGCTGCCGCAATGGCAGCAGGGTTTGGATATCTGTCGTTCTCTTTGTACGGCGACTTAGCTGTTGCGAAGAATGATATCCAATCTCTTCAAGCTGCGTCTCGACAGATGGAAGAGCAGTTCCAGAAAGAGCGAGCAGGGTGCGAGATCACCACTGGGAGACTAGAGGCGCATATAGTCCAAATGAAGAGCCGACAGGAGCTTCTACAAGGCCACCTGTGCGAGCTTGAGTCTCTACCTAACCCAACCCCAAGGGAGACCCAAGAAAATGCCACAGAGACGATCTCTGAGCCTTCTACTGGGGATAGTCTGGACCCTGCTCTTACAAGCTTGCTCGACAGGGCCTTCTGTTCCGCAGTACCAAACGATCCTTATTGTGCCCCCGGCAAGCCTGACCGAGGAGGTTAAGGTATACCGAGTGGAGCAAGATACAGTCAAGGGGCTCGCTAGAGCTTACATTCTAAATACTAACAGTGCTGCCATGTGCAATAGTCAACTACAGACGATAAAGCTATGGGTAGAAGAGCAGAGGGCTCTGTATGGAAAGTAAAGACGGCAAAGAAGGCCTAATCAAGGTAGCTACACAGGGAGTTATCTCTCTGCTAATTGCTATCCTAATGGCTTGGTCTGGATTCCTAAGTTCCAGTCTTTCTAAGCAGGAAGAACGTATCTTTGCGATGCAAAGAGATATGGTATCCGAGGCAAAACTTAACGCACTAGAGTCGAGATTCAATAGCCGACTTGAAAGTGAAATTAGTAACGTAAGAAGAGAACAACAAGAAACCAACCGGTATTTGATTTTGATTATGAATGCCGTCAAGGGTCGGGATACAGAAACTCAATAACTATAACCCGTTAACCCACACTGGGAGACAATATAATGACAAGGAAACAAGACTGGCCGCTAGTTTCAGCAGTCGGGGCTTTGTTTATCTCCCTCCTTGTCTGTATGGCTATTCTGGCTTTCACAGCGATGACTCCCGAGGCTCGGTTTGACTCTGTACGCCAGACCTACGAGATTCGAATTAGCGAATCTGAGCGGCGGTATGAACTCAAACTGAACAGACTACAGGATCAGATAAACTCGGCCTCGTACACACAGGATCGGCAATCCCGTTTGCAATATGAAGAACTCGACTCGCTTAAAAGGAAGATTAGCGAACTTGAGCGGAGAATAAAAGAAAAACAAGAATAATTAAGCCCCGGGAGCGAAAGCTTACCGGGGCTCTTTGTTATGACTGGGTTGCTTCCCACACTTCGTTAAACAGTTCGTCGATTTTGGAGGAAATCTTGGATACCTTCTTTTTACGGAGTCGATTAGCCTCTGGATCGGAGTGAACGAGGCTCACGTCGCTAGCGTTTCCCCAGTCCATTTCTCCGTTTTCGAACAGAACTTTAATGTTCAGATTATTAGCTGCTTTGTCAATCCCTGCGACAACTCCGATCACCATGGCGTTATATTTCTCGAATGTGGGCCTTGGATTGTCCATATTCAGGGAGTTCACCTTAACAACCTGACCCTTCTTAACGTCCTCTAGTTTCATTTTACTACCTCCTCAGTCTAGTTTCATTAGCGTATTGAACTGATACCTCAAAGACTTGAAAGCCTGTGGGCCATCGTCCTCCGCTCCTTCATGGATATGATGAGCGATCAAGTGTATCAGTCCTCGGTCTCCTAGCAACACAGAGCTAGGAATCTCTTTTATCCAAGCCACAAAGCAACAGAAGTGTAGAACTTCCGGCATGGAAGCCTTGAAGCTGGAATCGTCCAGCTTCGACAGGCGCTCGTAAGTGGCTTTGAGGTCGGGATAGCTTAACTGATACGTAGCGTCGTCGTCAATATGCTGATCCCCTCTAACTACATACTGCAAGCTCATATTACACCTTCTTGCCGCCTTCTGCAAGACGTGCCTCTCGCTTATGGTCCGCACGGGTCATATTGTACTCGATCTTCTCGATGATCGCACCTGCAACATCTAGACCTCGAACATTAGCATAGTCCATGATACGAATGATAGCGTCAGCCAGTTCCACCTCTTCCATCTTCCGCTCTGGCAAGTGATCGTCCATCAAATCCTTACGGACTCCTTCAGCCGCTTCGGCGATTTCAGTGGTAACGAGCATCAGCATGTGCAGAGCATCACGTTTAATCGGCTCGCCTGTGACCAGATCGGTGTTCCACTTGCGGTTAACAACCTCAAGACCAGTCATCATTTTGTTAAAACCGCTAACAAACTCGAAGACGGACTCTCGTTCGAATAGTTCACCGAACGTTGGCTCTTGATGTTCGGCAATTGCAGTGTGGAAAGGCCACTCCATCCAAGCGTCATAGCACTTTTTGATAAGCTCTTGTTCGTCAATGTATGAGAGGAAGTCCTTCTCTCCACCAATCGCATCAATAACTTCAGTCTCCCCTTCCCAAGCACACTTATCAATAAGTCTCTGGTCGATTCGCAGGGAAGTGCTGCCAACTTCTTCCCATGATCTCCAGCCTACTATACCATCGCCGAAGTACAGCAGGATGGGTAGATTGAATCTCCGCTCTTCCTGCTCCTGAGACTCCATAGCTACAACAAACGCCGGTACTTTTTCTCCACCTACGCCATTGGCCAAGACGAAAGAACCTAAGTGAGTGGTTTCCCGGTTAGCTGGGCGATGAGCTTCCTCGATATGGTCTTTAACTTTACTCATTAACTTCGTCCTCCTCGCAAAACATTTCAAAATAACAATCACAGCATACCAACATGCCGCCGTCATTTACAATTTCTTCGACCGGGAGAATGCTTCCACAGCATTCACACCCAGCCCGTTCGACAGCATCTGCACAGGCCCAATAGTCCATCTTCACCCTCCTTCACTCCTCCTTCAGAAGGTACTCGTTGCTAATAACCTTGAAACTAAAGTCTCGGCTCATGCTTTTGAACACCAAACCTTCCCGGTACTTACCGTTCAACGCAGACTCTCCGCTAGCCATTTCAATTACATCTTGCATGTCTTTTGGAACGCCTACGTCCCACATGTACACCGGCACATGTTTAACATCCTCTTCGCCGTCATCAGCTAGCGCGTTCAGGATTCCCAGAGTGGCCAGTCGCTCTTCTGGAAGATAGTAACGACTCTCCGAAATGTTGTAGATATCGTACACATAGTATTCCGGTTTGTCAACTCCCTCGAAGTTGCCTTGAATATTCGGTGCAACCAGTTCACCCTGAAGGGCGATATTTAGACCAAACTCCCGGAGACGTTCACCAAGATTAAGCTCTTCTGCCATCGCAGTGAAGTGATTGGAGTCTTTCTTAATAACACGCTTCCAGCCACGACCCTTAAAGAAGTTCTTGACAGCCGTGAAGAACCCGATTTTCTCGTCTTCCAGACGGAAGCCAACATTTCGGGATGCGACGCCTACTTCTCCATCCTTATGCCAGATAGTGAGAGACGAACCGTCCAGCTTGAATGTCACTTCAAACTTCTCACCCTTCTGATGAGCCTGATCGTAGGCCATTTTAATATTCTGCACGCGAGTCTGATCCGTTTTCGGGATGAAGTTAGGGAACCCTAGCTTGGAAGTGCCAGTTCGGTCGCCCTTGTTACCGCCATTGATAGCTGCCTGCTCAGACGGCTTTACATATTTCAGGATGCCCATTCGATCAGTAACGTCTTCGTCTACTTTCGGCTCTGGACTGCCGGCTGAATGAACAGGCACGATCAGTCCTTGGCTAAGCTCTTTGCGAAGCTTCATGGTCTTGATTCGAGAATACTCTTTTCCACCTTGTTCGACCATATTACGGCCACGCAGGAATTCAAAGATAGGGTTGTCTACAGGGACCATGGAGTCCACTTCAATGTAGATTGCCAGATCGCCAGCCTTATACTCCCCGCGTTTGATTACGCACTGCCAACCTCCAACAAGCGCCAGATCGAGGCTGTCAGCGTTAGGATGGGTCTTCACATCATCGATACGAACTACTCGGGCAAGTACGCGGTCTTGGGAATTACTCATATGTTATCCTCCTTGTTTGAAAATTGGTATATTACTTGTTAAACCAACCGAGGTCAATAGCTCGCTCTAAGGCCAGTAGCAGATTTTCAGCATCTAGAAGGTCACGGATCGCGATCCAACTGCCGCTGTCTCCCGGTAGACCATCTGTGATATATACAGGTATGTCGCTGTACTCGCTCTTTTTAAGCCCGCAGGCACAGGCTACATTGTCTCCGAAGACAATCTCGCTGACTTCCCTTGCCTCGTCTCGAATATCAATCTTCATTATGTTTTTCTCCTGTTGTGTTGAAAGTCGTTGTATTCTGCATGGATTCATCTGCTGTGTCAATAGCCTTGACAAGAAAATAATCCGTGGTAAAGTGTGAGGCCTGCTGGAGAGAAATGTCCACGTCACTCACCGGCCAGCAGTATAGCGTATGAAGAGGAAAGCTGCAAGCGCATCCTGAGTCGAATCTGAGAACAGGGCAGCGACGACCCGTAAGGGGAAAGCTCAGAGCCTATAAGGAGCCCATGCTCCCCGCTCACCGACTCATCTGCATAATGAGAGCGAGAGGCAGACCAGAGGCATGTCTTAGGCGGAAAAATCCGTATGGCAAGCCTAGGGACAGGTCTGCCTCCACTACCGATCTATCTGCATACAAGAACTTGACAGTATCCTGTAAACCGTGTAGAGTAATCTCAAATCAACCGCAGAGGAGTGTATAAATGAAGCATGTTATTCACCGTGAAGACCTTATCGACCTACTACGTGATCGTATGAAGCTTGAAGCTCTAGAAGCTGGCGGGGTGGACAACTGGGACTGGTATGAGGCCTCGCTAATCGACTGCGGATACTTCGATGACGATGGCCGGGAGCTAGAGGTCGAAGCTCTTGCAGATTGCTTCCCAACCGTAGGTGCGTAACCGTGGAGGAGTCGAAAGCTACCTTCAAAGACCCTTACCCTAGGTTCTTCGACGCTTCTCGTAGGTATGGCGAAACCAACGACTGCATGGTGGTGAGCTTTGCAGTCGTATGGAACACCACCTATGAAAAGGCACACCAGCACCTGAAAGTGAAGTGCAAGCGCGGTTACCGGCAAGGGGCTACTCAGAAGCGCTTCAGCTACGCAGACACTTGGTGCCCTAAGACCCGGATGCTCTACCGGGAGGATGCTAAGGATAAGACTCTTAGGCAGTTTGCTGAGGAAAACCCTGAAGGTCGGTTCTGGATCGCGGTAAAGGGTCACGCTATTGCAATCATCGACGGAGTGTTGTACGATCACACTAATGACAAAAGACGCATCATCTGGCACTGCTGGCAAGTGTGGCCCGGGGAGGCACCTGAGAAAATCGAGAGGAAGCCTGATCCAATCTCACCTCCTGTGAGAAAGGCCCCAGATTGGTATGTCTGAAGATTACAACTGAGGAGGAATTATGGAAATTATTTCGAGAGGGACGCTCCCTCAAGAGGTTTTGTTTACGGCTAAGTGCCACCACTGCTTGAGCATTCTCCGGGCTAAGAGGTCGGAACTTGAGTATGTTTCGTTCTCATTCTGCCGTCCCGGAGAGACGGGATACTACTCCGCAGAATGCCCTGTCTGTCACGAAGAGGTGACTGCTTGGGTTGCAGTCCCTGTCACCCATGTAGCACCTCCTACGACAGAGTACGTAGCAAAGGGGCGTGAATAACATGGATCAGTTAGCGGGTTTTATGGGCGAACCTTTTGTAATTGCATTCGATTATGATGAGACAATCAGTCTCTACCCTCTTGCCTTCCGAATCGTCATGGATACCTTCAGGGGCTTTGGAGGCGCTTTCAATGTGATCGTAGTCACTGCACGCCACCCTGACAACAGCGGAGAGTTAGAGTGGCTACGGGACTACGGGTTCCCGATCTATTTCACGGCACAGAAGGCAAAGCGACCATTCATGGAAAATCTTGGAATAAAAGTCTCTGTATGGGTTGACGACAACCCGTTCAGCGTGGATAATGACCTTCCTCCGTGGACAGTGGAGCAATACGATGCCTACATGGAGGCAAAGAAGCAACGAGCTATCAACAGAGGGAGTAAAGCATGAGCGAGATTATGAAGGTTGAAGTGGGAGATCGGGTGGTCCTTAAGGCCTATTGCGATACATACACTGGATGTGCAAAGCGATGGGCGCAGGCGCATGGACGTTTGGATGAACTGCTGGCTACGGGATTCGTAGAAGATAGCTGGGTACATTGTGATGACCTCGCAGGAGGCTTGAAAGGTACTGTCGTGATGACTGAACTAGAAGAATGTTGTGCAGTACGTCTAGACGCCTACACCGATCACAGGGCTGTAGTAGTTGTCGACTCGTCTGACCTGTACATCGCATGCAAGGCAGCAAAAGCTCCCGTAAGCACCCTAGACGAGGCCTTCGGTTGTGACCACGACTACCTTATGGACTCTCCGGCTAACGCTCAGCGACTGAATGAGTCTGTCGAGCAGCTACGGACTGGTCAAGTCGTAGAAGTGGACGTACCTATGAGTGTAAAGCAAGACGAAACTCCACCTGTCGTAGTGCATGTAGTAGAGAAGATTTACGATAGGAAAGGTAACGTACACCTCATTCTACAGTATGAGGTAGCAGGGGCGCTAATCAGGACGGTGGTTGAACAGGGAGAACTCATTTACTTCTTGGATGAAATGCAAGGTATGTACTTGACCAAGATTCAATTGGAGGTGAACAATGGAGTTGTATGACCAGTGGCGTAAGTATATGAGCGTCGTAATCTTAGAAGAAGAAGATAATGAGCGTCAGTGCATGCGGCTTATTGAGGCAGTTGGCGAACTCGATCCCTATATCCAAGATTTCCTAGATTCTTTCTCTATTAAAACTGAAGGAGGTGTGTAAGCATGAGTCAGAGTAAGCGCGATGAGATTGTAGTTGAAGCACGTGGGCTAGAGAGCTACTTCATTTCCCACTGGAACGGCTGGGATGTGATGGACACTGCTTGTCTCGGATTTTATATCAAACCTGAGTATGTTCTTGACCCGGATATTCGAGAGCTTGAGCCTAGCTTCTTGGAGCTTGATTTCGAGCGTTGCCGTTTCCGATTCTGGGGAAATGAAGACGAAGGCGTGGACGGCAAACTCATGGAGGGCAAGTTGCAGATTATGACCAACTCCTTCGAGTACGTCTTCTTCAAGGAGGTTTGAGTGGCTAGACAGACTTACGAGTCTGCATCAGATAGGGCGGTCGAGGAGGCCGTCCGTTCTGAGCTTGAAGGGCGGTGGAAGTGTTCTCTTCATAAGCTACCTAGAGCCCACTATATGGATTGGGCAGCCTGCCGGAATGGAAAGGTTGTTAGCTTTGTGGAGCTTAAGGCTCGGAATAATGAAATGCAGAAATATCCCGACTTCTTTGTGTCCCAGATGAAGTGGCTCCATGGGATCGAAATGCAAAGGGTGTTTGACATTCCCGCATTCCTTGTGGTAAAGTGGACGGACTATACAGGATATGTCAAAATGACAGCCAACGGCGTCAACTACATGAGCATGGGTGGCAGGATTGACCGTGGAGACTGGCAAGACCAAGAAGTTATGGTCCATATCCCGCTGAAAGACTTCACACGTTTATAGGAGGACACATGAAGAGACTCTGCTACCGTTGCATGCATCTTGGAGAGCCTGTCATGCTCCGTCATAAGACGGGTATCTGGTACAAGGGTTGTAGTAAATGTGGATCAGGAGTATTCTATGGCTAAGAAGAACCCTGTATTCAAGTTTCTGAATACAGTAAACAAGCCCTCAGTGGAGAGGGATAAAACCAAATACAGGCGGAAGCCTAAGCATAAACAGAAGGAGCGATTAAATGAAGAAGGGTGATAAAGTGAGGATCAATGATGATGCTGATACCATCTTCCGGGGCCGTGTTGCCACTATCATCGCAGTAGACGAAGAGGGTTGCGTTATCGACGTTGGGAGTTACGAGGATGAGAGCGGAGAGCTGATCGAGTACCTTCACCTATTCTTTGAGCGTTCTGAGTTGTCCAAGCAGGCGTAGGAGTGTATAATGAACGGACCCGAGTGTAGATGGTGCGGAGAGAAAACTGAAGCTGAGTTCGTAGACGTTGGGCTTGGATGGACGCAGCAAGTCACTGGAGGCATGTGTCACCAGTGTGGAGGGTACGAGAACGGTTACTACCAGAACGACGGAAGGCTCACAGAGGTCGAGTTTGCCACCTACTGGAGTGGTCCGTTCGAAGATTATGCGGATTTCTCGCCATTCAATCATATGAGAGAAGGCGACTCGCCATGAAGGCTACACTGAGAAACCACAATCTGCTATACATCTACTTCCACACGTTCTCGGAAATGAATGAGTGGTTGACAGAGAACGCTGTAGATCAATGGACAGTCACGACTCTGGGCTCCGGCTATCAGGTGGCTGTTCCTATGGACCGTGCAATGCGGGACCAATACGTCTCGGAGGGGGGTTGACACGAACACAAGGTGATGCTAAACTCCGTGGTTGTCTGAAGTAAGGAGGTTTTATGTCCAAAATGACCGTGGCCCAAATTGCGGCTATGCACGGTATCGATCTGTATTCTGACCACAAGACCGCTTGTCCCCAATGCCGGAAGAAAGGCGCTGACAACAGCGGAGACAACCTAAAGGTCTATGGTACTGATCGTAATACCGGGGAACACAAAGGTGCCTATTGTTGGGCGTGTGGGTACACCTTGCTCTCTGAAGAGCAGGAAAGAGACGCCCGGGGAGAAGACGAAGAGGAGTGGAATTTCGTGGGAACTGAATTTAACGCAGAGATCAACGCTCAAATTAAAGAGCAATGCTCGTATGATCCGCGTGGTTATCGTGGCCTGTCCAAGGAAACTTGCCAGTATTTCGGAGTGCTACATGGTTTCGACCCGGAGACTGGCGAGATTGCAACTCAGCTATATCCTACTACTACTAATTATGAACTCACTGGCTACAAACAGCGGATCATGCCGAAGAACTTCTCAGAGCCTATCGGCGAGACCGGGAAGGATTGCGAGCTTTTTGGTCAGTTCAGGTTCAAGAATAGCAACAGCAAGAAGGTGCTTATTGTAGGCGGTGAGGTTGACCAGCTATCAGCATTCCAGATGCTCAAGGAGTATGATGACCGGCGAGCAGGCGGTAAGAGTGATTATGAACCGACTCCAGTGGTCAGCCCTACTATCGGTGAGAGTGGGGCATGGAAGCAGCTACAGGCTCAGTATGAGTGGCTAGACCGGTTCGAGCAAATCATTCTCTGTTTCGACAGCGATGACGCAGGACGAGAGGCAGCAGACAAGGCAGCCGATAAGCTTCCGAAGGGCAAGGTGTTCATGATGGAAATGAACCGTAAAGACCCTAACGAGTATTTGAAAGCTGGGCGTCAATCGGAGTTTGTCAGTGCATTCTATCGAGCCCGTACATGGACCCCTAGCGGTATTGTAGGGTCTGATGCACTCGACGCTCGAATGTATGAAGCTGTGCAGGTTGAGAAGATTCCTCTGCCACCGTTCGCTAAGAAGCTCCAGAAGGCTATGGCAGGAGGCATCCCGTTGGGCCGGATTGTGAATATCGGCGCTGCATCGGGCATGGGTAAATCTACTGTAGTGGATGAGTTCACTCTGTTTTGGATTTATAACTCGCCTCATATGCCGGGTACTGTGACTCTGGAATCGGACTGCGGGGAGTACGCAATCAAGCTGCTGAGCCGTAAGGTAGGTGAGAAGGCAGACTTGTACGAGACCGTTGAAGAGAAAGTGGCGTTCCTTGATCGGCACCGTGACGCTCGGTACGACTTGTGGCACAAGGAAGACGGAAGCCCACGCTTCTATCTGATCGATGACCGAGACGGAAGCCTAGCAGCCCTCAAGGCTCAAATCGAACAACTGATTATTCAGTTTGAGTGCCGTGTTATTATTCTGGACCCGCTTCAGGATATTCTGGACGGATTGAGCAACGAAGAGCAATCGGTGTTCATGCGCTGGCAGAAGGGTATGACCAAGAGCCACCGTGTGACGTTCATCAACATCAACCACGTTCGTAAGAGTGGGGGTGGTCAGAAGGCTAACTCGGCAGGTGCGGAACTGTACGAAGAAGATTTCCAAGGGTCTTCGTCCATCTTCAAATCTGGCGCAGCTAACATTCTGATGTGGCGGAACAAGGACGCGGAGAACGAGTTCGAAAAGAACCTGATTAACGTGAAGCTCTCTAAGTGCCGATGGACTGGCCGCACTGGAATGATGGGCAATTGGTACTACGACGTTGAGACTCATACAATCTGGGACTTGGACGACTATCTGGACCGATACCCTGACAAGCGCCGTGAATACGAGGCTTGGATGGCTCAGAAGGAAGAGGAAGGCCGGGACACGGAATACTAAGGTTGACAGAGGGGTGATGCTTATGTATCATCCCTTTCGTCGTTTACAGGAGGAAAGGAAATGCAACAACGATTTGAAACAATCGAGCAATACCTCGAATGGATGGGAAATAACAATGTCACCAACATGACTTGGGATATCGAGGCCACAGGCCTGTTGGATGAAACGTCTATCGATTACACTGCCAGCCCCTACAAGATTAAGCCTAGCTACAAACACCACTGCATTGTAGTGGAGGAGCACGGTGGCAATATTCTGGCATTCTACGATGGGCCGACCTACGTCTTTGACGGGCGAGAGTACACTGAGAGACTGCCGAAAGCGTCTTCCATGCTCCACACTGAAGAAGTTGTGACTCTCAAGGACTACACTCCGGTAGAGTATATTCACCTGCCGCTGAAAGAGTTCAAGAACTATGTGCTCAAGCGCAAGATCAAGCGCGTAGTGGCTCACAACATGATTAACTTCGACCTTATGTCGATGAAGCTTGTGGAAGATATGGACTTTACTATCGGCGTCGAGCACAGGGATGGTGGTCTAACTACTTGGTCGGCAGATACTTGGATGGGCAAGCAGGTGGTATTCGACGATACCCTCGTTATATCCAAGACTTGTAACCCTGACCTGTTCGGTGGCCACAGTCTGGATAAGCTGTCTCGTCGCGCTGGCGGGGACACCAAGATCGACTTCCGTAAGCATCTTGCACCGGATGTTCGATTCCTCGACTTCGCAGCCGATATGCTTTACTACTGTATCTATGACGTAAAGGCGAACACCGCTGTATGGCACTGGTTGCAGGACCACGAAGATTACCAACTGTCCGACCGAGACAACTACATCAAGAACTGGTTGTCGCCGATTCAGTTGGAGAAGAAGGTTGCAGAGATCATCACCTATCAGGAGCACCGTGGCTTCGTACTGAACGTGGAACTCTGCGAAAAGGCTGTTAAGGACTTGGATGCTAAGATGGAAGAACGCCGGGCCCGGGTAGAGCCTGTGCTGCCTCCACGCCCTGCGACCAAGAAATTCATGGCAGACTACACTCCGCCTGTCCGGCAGTTCAAGAAGAACGGGGAGATCACAAGCTACCTCCAGAAGTTCATTGAAAAGATCGGCGCTCAATTGAAAGAGGGCGATGATCGGACTATGATCTTCGAGGGCAAAGAGTACAAGCTGCCTCTTCCGGCAGACGTACCTCTGAAAACGGAGATGCCTGCTAAGATTGGAGATACAACCCACATCAAGCAGTGGCTTATGGGCGAGTTCGGTTGGATTCCCTCTGAGTGGAAAGAGACGGACCTCACTGTCGACCAGAAGAAGATCAAGCTTCCGATGGAAAACATCGTTGCTAAGATTGACCGTTGGTTGGATGTGACGTACAGCACAGCGTACAAGGAAGAGCGTCTGGACGGGTTCGGGGATTACATGAAGATCACTCCTCGTAGCACCCGAGCTTATGTACGTCAAAGGCTGATTGATCGAGCCAGTAAAGGCGGTTGTAAGGTTCTCACAAACCCGAGTTTCACCAAGGGGCAAGAGAAGGAAATGTGCCCGGACCTCGAACGCATTGCTGAACAGTTCCCGTTCGCCAAGGATGTGATTGAGTACCTGACGTTCAAGCACCGTCGAAGCGCTATTCTCGGTGGTGGCATGGACTGGGATGAGATGGAAGAAGGCGAAGAGCCGGAGAAAGGCTACCTTGCAAGTATTCGTCAGGATGGACGTATTCCCACTCCTGCTGACACTTGCGGGGCTGCTACTAGCCGGATGAAGCACCGGAAGGTTGCTAACGTTCCTCGGATCACCTCGTTGTACGGGGCTGAGCTTCGAGAGTTGTTTGGGGTTGGAGATGGGTTCTTCCAAATTGGATACGACTTCGATTCCTTGGAAGCACGTAAAGAGTCGGCCTACTGCGATCAGTACGATCCGACAAAGGAATATTGCAAATCTCTTATGATGGAGAAGCCATTCGACGTTCACACGATGATGGCTAAGCGTATTTCCGAGATTATCGGTCGTCAATTTAACCGATCTCCTGCGAAAAACGTAAAATACGGGTGTACGTACGGTGCTCAAGCTGGTAAAGTGGCAAAAACCATTGGTGCCGATTTGCAAACGGGTCAACTGGTATTCGATGCGTTCTGGGATGCAGCATTCCCATTGAAAGCACTGAAGGATGACCTAACCAAGCAGTGGGAAGCCAACGGTAAGAAGTATATTGTTGGAGTGGACGGTCGCCGAGTTCCTACTCGTTCAGCTCACGCTATCCTGAACAGCTTGTTCCAGAGTGGCGGTGTTATCTGTGCTAAACGTGCTATGGTGATTCATGACCAACTGCTGGAGAAAGAAGGTCTGAAGGTTGACTTTTTCAAAGAAGACTGGAAGAACAAGCCTGAATTCTGCCAACAAATGATCGCGTACCACGACGAAGCGCAGTTGGAAGTAACCGCCAAGTCGGTGAGCTTCAAGATGTTCCCTTGGTCCCTAGTAGGCGGCAAGCCGGAAGGGGAGAAGGAGCGAGAGGCAGCCGAGAAGGAGTTGAAAGCTCTTGCTCAGGCTTATAAGGATGAGCAACTGGCGACCACAGGCAAGGTGTGGAGTGATATCGCACACTACAGCAAAGGCGAAGGTGGAGTGTTTGTAGCCTACTGCCGCGCTGGAGAACTTGCCACTAAGGCTGTCGGTGCTGCCGGGGAGTTCTACTCTACGCCGTTGGTGCCCATTGAACTGACCGCCGGCTACATCGTTGGTCGCTCTTGGAAGGACTGCCACTAATCTGGCACTAAGCGAGGAAAGGGGCTTGACAGGCCCCTCCGCCTCCTATACAATGGCCACATACTCACGACACACAGAGGAGAAAAACTCAATGACTCTAGCTTTTGTTATCTATCTCGTTATGACCGTATTCCCAGCCTTGTATTCGGCAGGGAGTTTTACCTTGATCGTTACTATCATCGCGTGGGTTGCAGGAGGGTTTGTTTACTTGGTATCGATTGGTGGCCGAGAAAATGAGGCAGTTAAAGCTACACTCAAAAATCACCTCCGGCCCTTGACATTCAAGCTGTTTCTACCTATCATTGTAATCGGCCATCTAGTCCCCTCGTCTGAAACGGCATGGTGGATGGTTGGCGGGTACGCTGCACAGAGCCTCTATCAAGCAGACGCTACTCAGCAGGTTCTCAGCGAATCTACTGAACTGCTCGAAGCTCTGGTTAAGCGGGCTAAGAAAGAAACTCTGAAGGCTGTTGAAGGCAGCAGCGAGTAATCTACAGAATAGGAGGTATGGTATGAACACGGCTCGACTCTACGTCTACGGCAAATCGTCCATGGTAGGAATCACTGTTGACAACAAGGCTAACCGAGAGTACTATACCTCTAAAGGCTTCGAGGTATCGGAGACACCGTTAGCACACAAGAGTGTTGCTAACAAATACAAACAGAAAGGAGGTAAATAATATGTCTGGTATTATCCCCGGGACTATCGTCAAACTCACTCAAGTGGGATGTGACGTCACCCATGGCTGGCCAAATGAAGCCCGCTATGTAGGCGCATACGCAGTAGCAGTAGATGGACGTGATATCGGACTTGCGGGAGATCAAATCCGGTTCTGCTCCCTCCACTGGTCCATTGAGCGAGATGTTAATGATGGACTCGGAGACTACCAAATGCTGTTAGCGGATGCAGGCCGCTACGAGATTGTAGCAATCCCGGGTAAGAAGTACTACGTTAAGAACGTTGCCAAGCACAGCGCACAGATCGGCCATTACTTGGTTCCTTCGGAGCCAGCCTTGTACGTAGGTTTCGAGCCGTGCTGGCTGAAGAGCATGCACGAAGGGGAGAGCCCGTTCTGCATGACTTTTAAAGGACGAGTCGACATTGGCGGTGAAACCTCTGACGAGCCGCATTACCAGACCCTCTACCCTGAGCTGGTACTGGAGGAGTTCAAAGAAGAGGTCAAGGTTGAAGCCCCGGTCAACGAAGAGAAGAAAGAAAAGGTTGCAAAGCCCGCTGTAATGGGTTACGCTGTTATCGACGTAGACGGATTCCCGCTTAAGTTCACCATTACTCGCGAAGAGGCACGGTCCACTAAGCGTTGGTTGGGTGGCAAGGCGGAAGGCGTCTCGATTGTCAAACTGATTAAAGGAGAGGAGGTGCGCTAATGCGCTAATCCTCTTGCAGAATCCGGGAATGTCCGGTATGATCGTCGGTCAAGTGGCTGACACACTCGCCCAGTCTAGGGTACTTAAATAGGAGAAATAAAATGGCTTTTAAACTGAACGTAACTACCAACACTCAATCCGGCAACGGCGGCATCCGCAAGGAAGTCGATTGGGATGCTCTGAACAACCACGTCGTGGAAGCTGCTGGCACTGCCGCTAAAGCACGTTCGATCCCGGGTTATATCTCCGGCATCATCGACCTCGGCGAGCAAGAGCAGAACGATGCAGAGGTTGTGTTCACTGGCACTTCCGAAGATGAAATCCAAATCATCAAGGAATACCCGAACACTTACTTCAAGGACGGACTGGACAAGCAGACTCGTAAACCGGTACGTCTGAAGTGCTGGCCGCAGCGCGATATGCAACAAATCGCGATCACTGTGGACTTCCCTCAGATCGAGGTGGACAAGAGCCTGTACCTGACCGGTAACAGCAACAAATCTCCGCTTCGTGTCCTGTACAACGGCGACTTCACTCTGCCGGGTCAGAAGACTAAGATTGTTGGCCGTCCGTTCACCATCAAGGAAGTGAAGCATCCGAACGGTAAGTGGGCGTTCGCTAAGAACTCCATGCTGCACAAACTGGCTGTAGCTACTGGCGTCATCAACGAAGACGAACTCTTCACCAAGGACCGCGTAGGCGAGCTTCTGGGTAAAGTGGCTCAGTTCCAAGTTCGAGTGTGGATGAAGCCGGGCAAAAACGACATGAAATTCCTCACCGAGGATATCAGTCTGGTCGGTATGGTGCCTGAAGGTGTTCCGGTCCCTGAACTGGATGAGAAGTACATCTACGGCGTGAACCTGTATGGTGAGAACGACGAAGAGGCAGTTAAGCAACTACGTGCTAACGTCATCAACACCATCAAGCGAGCCAAGAACTATGAAGGTTCGGATATCAAGGCGATGATCGAAGCTGTTGAAGCTGCACGCGGCGGCAACCGTTCCAGCGGTGACAGCGAGGAACAAGCTGAAGCCAAAGAGCAGACTAAAGCTGCTCCTAAAGTTGAGCCGGTTCAGACCAACGTCGATGACGACATTCCGTTCTAAGGTTACGCGGAAGTAGAGGTAATAGAGGGGCTTCGGCCCCTCCCTTTCAAATTTCAAAGGAGGTAACACATGCAAATCAATCTCGGTCCTATTTTTCTTCTGGCTGCCATCATTCTGTGCGTACTGAAGTCTGCCGGCGTACTCGCTATCTCTTGGACTGTGGCACTCATGCCCATCTGGATTCCTCTTGTAATTGTATTGTCGATTCTCGTACTGTTTCTTGTAATTGTAGGTCTGATTTACGCATTCGGTGATCGTAGTAAACTGAACTTTAGCTTTAAAAAGCACTTCCGGAATAAGTGAGGACTAATGATGAGTAGTTTGGTTATTGTTCGAGTACCTGAGTACATTCTAAAAGGTCCCACAGTAAACAACCAGTTCAGCGGTGACCTGTGGGAGCGAAATCTCTTCAAAGATTTGAAGAACGCTGCGGAGTGTATCATTAAAGGAGAGCCGGCTTATGTTGCTCTTCCTAACAAGGTAAACCCTGACACTCTACAAACAGAGTGGGACATTCAGGTTGTGCAGTTCTAACCCAAGGGGAGCTTCGGCTCCCTTTTTCATTGGAGATAAAAATGAGTGAAAAGGAAGAGGATATTGTCCTCATTGACGGCGACCTGATCGCCTTTAAGTGTGCCAGTGTTAACGAGACTCGCTCTATCATCGTTAAAAACAAATTGACAGGGGAAGAAGAGACTTGGAAGAATCGGACGACTTGGCGGGAGAATAACAAGGATGAAGAGGGGTTCAACGAAGACAACTTCGAAATTGAAGACCATCAAGACCCCAAGCACGTATCCTACGGCATCTCTGTCGTCAAGACTATGATCGACCGAATCTGCCGACAAGCCGGATGTAAGCAGTTCAAGATTCTCCTATCCGGTCCTGACAATTTCCGTGATTCCATCCCCCTCCCGAAAGAGTACGAGCTAACCAAGGGTAAAAAGACATTCACACGCGGTGGTCGATATAAAGGCAAGCGTACAGGTCAGATTAAGCCTCTACAGCTAGGTCAGCTAAGGCAGTATATGATTGAAGCGTATGACACCATCATCCACCCCGGCGAAGCGGATGACTTGATGGCGGAGATGATGTATAAGAACGGCGTAAGCTACTCCAGAGGGGAGACCACTCAGCGCGTGATCGGAGCTACCATCGATAAAGACGCAGACGGCACTCTAGGATGGCTTTGTAACTACGAACGTGAGCCTGTTCAAGTCAAGTTCATTTCAGGCCTAGGATCGCTCTACAGAGACTCTAAAGGCAAGGTTAGAGGAGAGGGTAGGAAGTTCTTCTACTTCCAGCTACTATTCGGCGACCCTGTTGACTGTTACCGTCCGGCTGACCTGTGTATCGGGAAGGACTTCGGGGAAGTGGCAGCGTATAACATCATCAATCCCTGCGCAACGGACAAGGAGTGCTGGCAAGCGATCTACGACACCTACAAAGCGTGGTATCCTGAGCCTGTCACCTACACGGCGTGGGACGATACAGAGCACACTAAAGACGCTGTAGAGATCATGCAAATGTACTGCGACTGTGCCCATATGCAACGCTGGGCGGGAGATAGAGTAGACTGTAGGGCTGTTCTGGCTAAACTCGGGGTAGACTTAGGAGGTGCAGAATGAGTGTAAGGCCTCGCCCTTGGGAAGACTTCCCGGGCATCTGGAAGACCGAAGCCGCGTTCTTGAGTTGGGTCAGAGGTGGCATTCGCCGCTACCTCTGGTCTAAGAATCCCGTCAAATTGGAGTTCGCAAAGTCTAGAAGGGTCAAAATAGTCAACACCAATGAAAAGAGCAAGCTCCGTAATCCCACTGTATGGGGCTATGTATGCGAGCAGTGTGGCAAGGAGACCCCTCAGTCTAACGTCGAGATCGACCACAAGACCGGAGAATTCTCACTGAAACGTGTAGAGGATATCCAAACCTTCGTAGAGGGCGTGGTGTTCGTGCGAATGGAGGACTTGGCTGTCCTGTGCAAACCGTGCCATGAGATCAAGACCTATGCAGAGCGCTACGGACTGACCCTAGAGGAAGCAGATATCGTAAAGCAGGCTATTGCAATCCAGAAGCAAAAGGGGTATGATAAGGTCTTCTTGCAGGAGGTGGGAATCAAGCCTGCATCCAACGCATCACTGAGAAAAGAGCAGATCATAGATTACCTTAAGGCTAAGAAGGAGGGCGGATGAACGAGGACCGGGTATACATTGCAGTGAGAGACGACGCACCAGAATACATGGTGCCGACTCTCGTCGCCCACAGCATCCTAGGGGCTGATCGTAATGCTCAGCAGAGATACAGAGCGCCGCGATTCCCTCCTCTAGATGAGCAGGTAGAAGCAGAGGATATGTTCACCCGCAAGTGGATCGCATGGCTGGAAGAAAGCTTCCGTAAAGTCGTTGTACGCGTCTCTGACAAAGAGTACAACAAAATCAAGAGAATCCCGTTCGTATATGAGGGATATGAGAAAACCATTTGCAACGGAGAGGGTTCTTGTCTAGTAGTGCCTCCTCTTAGCAAGGAGGAAACCCCGAATGTTCTTAAATTTGCAAAACTATGGAGGCCTATGTGAGAGAGAAGTTTATTAAAATCATGCGAAAGCTGCCAATCAGAGTACGAGCTTCTATCGTCCTGATTTGGATTGCTCTGTTCTTTTGGCTGCCGGTTGTAACAGCACTCGTCGCCGGAGTTATAGACTTCTTCTATACCGCAAAGGATCAGTTCAAAGAGGGCTACTCCGTCTACTTCGATGCCACACAGGGTGCGTGTTATTGCATTAAAACAGGAAAGGAGTTATGACTAAATTAGCTACATATGTTATTCGCCACAAAAAGACTAAAGAGCTTTGGACTACTCCTAAAGGAAAGAGGCAATGGGCTACGAAAGGGGCTGCGGCCCTAGCTTGGAGAAACGCTTATGAGGGAACTACACTGGGCGTATACGTTGCTAAAAGGGACACGGAGCGATGGTCCGACTTGAACATTCCTATGATAGTGGAGAATGGGTGCTACCGTTTGGCTAGCCGAGAGGCCGCAGCTTTCAAGAGTCAATCTGCTTTCGAGATTATCGATATAGCTGAATCTCTGAAGAATGAGAATCAATTGGTACTCGACTTGCTGAAAGACGTTATCGGATTTGAAGTGCCAGACTCCGTTGGAGACGGATACGTTCGTCTAACTATTAAAACATCCACATATGATGATATCATCAAACTACTGAAGGAGACGAAATGAGCATGATGGACCCTAAAGCATACTTCATCAAACAAGACCTAGAGGAAGCCACAAAGCTCCTTGAGAGGGCTCTCAATCTACTCGACAACGTTCATTGCTATGATACATATGTATATGAGGATATTGCAGCGTTCCTTTACGGTCGAGACTGCGAGGAGGCAGAGTAAGGTGCAGAAAGACATTAGGAAAACTACATCGGAGCTTCGAGATTTGTGTGAAGCTGTCTCTATGCTAGACGAGGCCTTGGTTATGATGCAGAAAAACGGGCTTTATGATACAGACTTGTACAAGCGCATAGACGCATTTTTGTACTACCAGCCGGGAGAAGGTGAATGGGAGGTTCTTGAATGAGTAGCAAGAAACACTTTGTAATTTCTGACACTCAGTGCAAACCGGGTATCAACTTGGACTACATGGAAGCTATCGGTAAGTATATCGTAGCCAAACGTCCAGATGTTGTGATCCACATTGGAGATCACTTCGACCTAGCTAGCCTGTCGTCCTACGATAAGGGTAAACGATCCTCTGAGGGGCGTAGGTACTCTGAAGACGTTCAAGTCGGACGTGAGGGTCTGGACCGACTGTTCAAGCCTCTGTGGGAGCTACAGGAGCGTCAGCGGGCTAATCGGAAGAAAGTGTACCAACCCCGACTGATCTTTACACTGGGTAACCACGAAGAGCGAGCAGACCGGGCTGCTAATGACAACCCTGAGTTGTATGGCACCGTAGGCAGCGATGAGCTTGGTATTCAGGACTACGGTTTTGAGGTTGTCCCGTTCCTCAAGCCCATTGAAGTAGACGGAATTTACTACGTCCACTACCTGCAAAACCACTTCACTGGTAAGCCTCTGGGTGGTACAGCGAACAACATGCTCAAGGCTGCTGGTCATTCGTTTGTCATGGGCCACCGTCAGCTTCTGGACTGGGCGATCCATCCTACAATCGACGGAAAACAAAGACTTGGCATTGTGACTGGAGCGTGCTATCCTCACGATGAAGCCTACAAAGGCTATCAGGGCAACAACCACTTCCGTGGCTGTGTTATGATTCACGAAGTGAAGGATGGTTTTGGTCTACCTATGCCAGTAAGTCTGGACTTCATGATGGAGAAAGGAGGTTTCAAATGACGGTTTATAAATTCTGGTGCGAATGGGATATCGGTATTAATGAATGCCTGTGGCGAGACTACTACCAGATGGAAGAGGATGTAGCTAAAGCCTTGTCAGACTGCGGGATTGAGGATACCATTGAAGAACTAGAGGATGCAGGCCTGCTGGGCTTCGACTCTGTTAAAGTAATTGGGTAATCGGCTAAGTAAAATAAAGGAGGATGTATGGCTGAGTTTTTCCTAGGAGTAAGTCTTGCCGCCCTGTTCTTCATGTTCTCGGGAGTAACAATGACTTATGAGTCTGTCGAGAAGATAGCTACAGCATGTGAACAGAATGAAGGGGTTAAGCATTTCAATGTTGACTTCTTCGAGAACCGCACTGTAAAATGCAATAACGGCGCGATTTTTGAAATCGACCGTAAATCTAAATAATCTGAAAGGAGATATAAAATGACTGATTTCAACATCACCCACGAGCAAATGGAAGAAGCAATGGCCGGTATGAACCCGGAGCAGCGGGCTCTGGTAGAGAAAGCCTTGACCGACCGTAAATCTCTGGAAGACTCCATCGTCACCGAAGATGGTGAACTGGACTACGGCATGCTTGCACAGCACATCCGCACCAGCTTGGGTGATCTGCCTCTGGTAATGGGCGGCCCTGACTTCCTGAAGCTGATGATCTTGGTTGCTGCGATGCCGGAGACCAAAGACGATCTCCTGACTCTGCACATGAACCTGTCCTTCATTCTGGACTGCATTCGTGAATCGATTAGCGACGAGGAGTAACAAGTGACCGAAGAGATTGTAAAAGAAGACCTATCTGGCGACGATCTCATGGTTGACTCAGCAGGGCTAGATGCCCTGCTGGCCTTCCTAGAGAGTCAGTTTAAAGGTCCGAAGGGTGTACTGAAGGGATATGTCACTATGAGAGTGATGTGCGCTAAGATTGAGAGCCTTGACGGGTTTCAAGAGTTGAAAGATATGGAGGTGAACTTTGAGTAACGATATCATCGACGTTCATGCTGGGCAACCGATTTCTCTGGTGCAACGGTCAAAGAATCCTATCAATATTCAATATTGGGATGCCGATACCATTCCTCACGGTACGGTCTTGGTTGTTACCGAGAAAAGGGGCGATATCCAAAAGGGAGAGTTGGTCGTAAGGTTGGCTAGTAGTGCAGATGATGAGCACTCTGTTAAGGTATGTAGATTCTCTGATTTCCTCCTTCTGATGGAGCAGGGCTACAACTCAGCTAGCCTTAGCGACGTTAGTCAAGCGTATGACGTTCTGTTCGAAGACCCTCCGGCGACTACCTTTGTCAACTGGGACCGGGCTCAGCCTTTGACAAACAGTGAGCGCTACTACGGAGACTTTCTGATTGGCGGCGACCCTAAAGGGATGCCACTATTCAACATGGCTGTTCTTAAAAATGTTCTGTCGCCTTACACTGCCGACGATGAGGAACTTTCAGCTATGACCGGGAATCCCGAGACAGTAGAGCACAAAGAAGTTGACGAACTAAGTGAGAGGGACGAGGCTTTAGCCGAGGTCGACAGACTCAATGAAGAGCTTGTTGCACTGGGTAAGAAGGTTGTGTTCGCCAACCTAGAAGATTACCTAGGCAAAGAAAACTATGCCACATTGGAAGCTATGGCTAACCACAAGGAGGCTGTAGGTAGCGGAGGCTCCTCTAGTTACTACACTGTCAAGGTGAACAACCCCACTACGAAGGCTAATCGAGAGTACTTCGCAGAGTGTAATGACATTATCGAGGCGTTGGATATGCGATTCGGTCAAGGTAATGCCTTCAAGGCGCTGTGGCGTGCTGCGGCAGCTCAGAACCTAGGCAAGCTCAAGGCCGGCAACGATGTTATCCGGGACTACGAGAAAGTCATCTTCTTTGCTCAGTTGGAGATCGATAAGATTCTCAGAGAAAGGGGTTGACATTCTCTCTGAGGCTTGCGATAATAGGCTCCAAGTTGAAACGAAGGAGGTATGTAGATATGATCCAGAAAGTAAAACAGAAGCTTATGATGGTGCATCCTATCCTCGCTAGCGAGATCGTCTGGTGCCTCACCTTCGCAATGCTTCAATAAGATAAGGGAGCTTCGGCTCCCTTTATTGTATCAAAGATTTAATAAGGAGAGTTTATGCAAATTTCTGCAAAAGTGATTCAACACAGTTCCCGGATCGGCCTAGGTACGAAGAATCACAGATTCATCACTACATTCGAACTGGAGTATCCTCGGTTTATTCACAGTGAACTTATGACTCACCGACTTTTTAGTCGAAATGCTGCAAGTAGTCGTGCCATTCCCGTTGCCCATATGATCCGACAGGTGGAAGAGAGTCCTGCGATGCCTGTTCACTGGGGAATGAATCAACCGGGTATGCAAGCTGAGTTCGAACTGAGTGAGTGTTTGCAGCGTAGCTCTCAGTACCTGTGGAAGAAGGCTGCAAAGAGTGCGGCTCGGATCGCTAGCGCACTAAATAAAATGGGACTCCACAAGCAGGTGGTTAACCGTCTCCTTGAGCCGTTCCAGATGATGAAGACCGTTGTTACAGCCACGGAACTAGATAACTTCTTCTACCTGCGTTGCCATAAAGACGCACAACCGGAGATCAAGGTTCTCGCTGAGAAAATGTATGAGGCTCTTATTAAAGCGGGCCCGGCAGAGGCTCTATATGACGGAGAGTGGCATGTTCCTTATGTGACTCGGTTCCGCATAGGGGATGGTAAGCTGCGTTACGCAGATTGTAACGGGCAAGAACTGAGCGTAGAGGATGCTATTAAGGTATCTGCTAGCTGCTGTGCTCAGGTTAGCTATAGGAAGAACGACGAGACTCTGGAGAAAGCTCTTGTAATCTACAACCGATTGGTAGATACTAAGCCCGTTCACGCTAGCCCGTTCGAACACCAAGCAACGCCGATGCTGGAGCCTCACTTCTGGTGTGGGGATTGTCAACAACAGCCGGATTGGGAGGATGGCGTAACTCATGCGGATCGTGAGGGTAATTTCTGGTCTGGTAACTTCAAAGGTTTCATCCAACATCGTCAACTAATTAAAGGGCATGTATGTAATGAATACTACGGCCAAGAAGAGGAAGGAGTTTAAAATGGCAGAATATAACCTGAGTCTGGAAGACCTCATGCTGGTCGATGGCTTCAAAGAGGCGTTCCAGAGTAACAATGAGAAGGTAGTAAGGGAGCATCTGTGGACTAACGGCATGGATGTTAAAAACTACTCGTATGAAATGGTTTTCTGTCAGCATCGCACCCTGATTGGCCGAGTCGTAGAGGGTCTACGATTCTCTGGCTTTGAGCGTACAGACAAGGAGTGGCTGAGCCTCGGTTGCGCCTCTCTGGAAGCTCATATTGCAGCGTGTGATGATAGCAATCTACGGTTCACTCTTCGCAAAATGCGTCCAGAGGGATCGACAGAGGCAACGTTTCACAATTAATGCAGTAGCAGTAGAAATAGGGAGTGGGTATGGAAGTTACAAAGGCGCTCGTAGACGAGGCCGATATTTTCAATAAGATCACACAAATCAGGACTCCAACGGAGTCCTATGCCCGGAAGTACCCGGTCATTGTCGAACTAGCAAACCAGCAACTAGAAGAGAAGTTGTGGTTCTCTAGCGAAATGAAGGTAGAGCTGGATAAGTTGAACCTGAAGTTCAAGTTGGAACCTCATCAGCTTCACGCTGTAAAGACTGTCCTTCAACTGTTCCTCAAATACGAACTGATCGTAGGCGAGGAGTTTTGGATGGGTAAAGTAGTCCGCACGTTCCCTCGCCCAGAGGTTAAACTAGCGGCTTCGATCCTGTGCATGATGGAATTGGCAGTCCACGCTGAATTCTACAACCAGATCAACGTAGTGCTGGGGATGGATACAGATGCGGACTATGTAGCTTACAAGGACGACCCCGAGCTTATGGGTCGGATGGACTGGCTTGAGTCTGTTCTAGGCGATGAGGACGATGTTCTTTCGGTAATTATCTTCAGCCTAACAGAGACTGCCCTTCTGTTCAGTTCTTTCGCTATCCTGAAGAGCTTCCAGTGCAACGGGTATAACGATATCCCTGTCATCGCACGCGGGGCTAACCAGAGTGCTGTGGATGAAGACTTGCACGGTGTAGTTTCGGCTGAGATCATCAACCAATACTACGCAGAGATTGGTCGACCATTGTCTGAAGATACTCGGCGTGTCGAGAAGATTCGACAAGCTATCGACCATGTATATGCTCATGAATGTCGTATTGTCGATATGGCGATCCCGGGCGGAGAACTTAACGGCGAGTCGGCTGAAAACTATAAAGCGTTTGTTCGTTATCGTTTGAACGTATGGTGCCGTCGTCTGGGTCTGGAAGATCATTTCGAGAACGATGACACTCCGATCAAAGATTGGTTCGAAATGAACACGTACGCTTACAAAATGATTGACTTCTTTACTCCGGGAATGGGCATGGAGTACGAACTGGGGTGGGACGAAGAAGAAATGGCAAAAGCTTGGGAAGAGGAGCTAAAATATGAGTAAGAGAGACACATTCAACTATTCCGAAGCTAGGAAAAATAGCCAAGCAACCGGCGAGACTCCTCTATGGTATACGACGGCTGGCTACCAGTTGTTCATGAAGAAGTATTCGAACGAGGGCGAGTCTGTACGCTCTCGCTTCCAAGCTGTAGCTCGCGCTATGGCTCAACATGCTCCTATGGTATACCCGGAGTGGTGGGATCAGGACGAGTACACTAAAGGTAAGAACTGGGAGCAGGTGTTCTTCGACGTTATGTGGGATGGATTTGTTAGCCCATCTACGCCGCTTCTGTCGAATGGAGGCCTCCGTAAAAAGGGCACTACGGTGTCTTGTGCTGGCGGTCTGATGGACAACAACCTCTATGACCGTTACAATGTAATGACAGAGATCGCAGTGCTAACGAAGCACAGCCATGGCACAAGCTTTAGCCTGACCAACTGGCCATCAGAAGGAGACGCTATCCGAGGCGGTGAGTCTCAAGGTGTGATGCCTGTCATTCGGGACGTTATCAACGTCATGGAAGAGGTAGCACAGGGTTCTAGGCGTGGTAGCTGTGCATACAGCATCAACCCCCGCCATGGAGACTTCTGGAACGTTATCGATCACCTGTATAAGCGCACAGAGTCGAACAACGTCGGATGGCTTCTAGACGACCAGTGGTGCAAGGATATGGCCGAGAAAGACCCGGAGACCTTGAAGCGATGGAAGCGAATGATGTTCGTCAAGCTGGCCAGAGGAAAAGGCTACTTCACGTTTATCGATAAGATGAATCGGCACCTTGCAGAACCGTTTAAGCGGGCGGGTCTACGCTGCGAAGCGTCCAACCTTTGTCAAGAGACTGTTCTCCCGGCAAACGACTGGTATACTTTTAGCTGCGTTATCCTGAACTACAACCTCGAACTTTACCGTTCTTGGCCTAAGCACCTTGTGTTTATTGGTCAGGTTATGTCTGATTGCAACATCAGCGAATACCTAGCAACCATGGATGAGGTCAGCGTTCAGGACCGCCGAGCACTGGAGAAGATTTACCGATTCACCAAGGACTTCAGGGCGCTTGGCAGCGGTGTTCTAGGGTTCCACACCCTGCTACAGCGGGAGCGATTCCCGGTCGGTAGTATGGATGCTATGTTCCTGAACAACGCCATCTTCAAGGGTATGAAGGAGCAAGCTGAGGCTTGCAACAGTTGGCTAGCCGAGGTTCTAGGAGAGCCAGCGGGGTGCCGTGGTCTAGGGAAGCGTAACGCCACTACAATGATGATGCCGCCAACTAAATCGACGGCTGAACTCATGGCGGGGGCCTCTGAGGGTATCGGGCTGGACGTGGCTATGTGCTTCACAAAGCAGAGCGCTGGAGGTGAATTCTTCCGTGTCAACAAGGTGCTTCTGGAGATCATCCAAGAGCGAGGCCTTGATTGGGAAGAGTGCGCTAGACAGATCAACGAACGTAAGGGGAGTGTTCAGCACGTAGACTGGTTGACTGACCACGAAAAGGCTGTGTTCCGTACTGCCTTTGAGGTGAGAATGGAAGACTACCTGCGTCTGTGCTCTCAGCGGCAGAAGTACATCGACCAAGGTCAGAGCATCAACCTGTACTTCACGTCGAACGACTCGCCGGCTTACATTTCGTACATCCATCGTCTCGCCATGGAAGACCCGAACATCCTATCTTTGTACTACATCTACAGTATGAGAGGAGCGGGAGATATCTCCAGAACAGAAGAATGTGAAATGTGCATGTAAAATCATTGGCCCGGGGCTTGACAGCTTCCGGGCCTTTGTGTATTCTGAGCACATCAAAACAAGGAGGGACTAAAATGAACAAATTCTCTGAAGTGTACTACACTTGGAGCGCAGCGTGCTCTCGTACAAATATCTTGATAGATATGGGATGGACTGCTACAATCCGTCGAGACTTCACTGGCGGGATCAACCCTGTATGGGTTGTGGAGTTCACGCGATGAACAGCAAACTCCGCAAAGAGTTCGATAAATGGTGGGGACAGGACGAGCAAGAAGAACTTCGTAAATCCTGTGCCAAAGGATGGGCGGAATATATCTGGATGGCTAGTCGAAGAAAAGTGAGTGTTGAGCTTCCCGCGCCAGAAGGCGGATTTATCGACATCCAAAAGTACACAATCAATCGCTGCAAAGAAGCTATCCGCGAAACAGGACTGGAGGTGTTTTAATGAAAGAATATTTTAAAAAGCGACTAATGCAGACCAGTGAACCGTTCGATTCAGCGACGCAAGCTATGGACGTAGCGATTGCGTGGGGAGGGGCTAAGTACTGCGAATTCACTTGCGTAACTGCGGATAATCGCGTCATCAGCATCTGGGAGTACAATGACGTAGAGCCTGATAAACCGGTATTCAATGGACAGCAACGAATCTTAGTTCCAACTTTTGAGGAGGTAGTATAATGGAACAAACTATTGATAAATCTCGGTATATTGTGCTTGATAACGAAGGTCGGCACGTTCTGACCTTGTGCGAGAAGGCCGCCTATAACCTGCTTAAAGGCGTTCAGTGGACAAAGGACAAGCATGGTCAAATCCATGTAAATGGTGTCACAGGCGTTGAACTCGGAGTTCGTCAAGGGATTATCGCTGAAGTATTCCTGTATCCGGGCTACATCATCCTAGAAGAGGTAGACTAATGGATATGTTCGATAAATACATGCAAGTTATGTATGACCGGGACGCTTTCTCAAGGCGAGTCGGTGAGTTAGAAAAAGAGGTAGCCGAACTCAAGGCTAAGGTGGCTATCGCTAAGTGTGATATGCGTGTCGTGAAAACCCTACTGGAAGATATCCAATGGGTGTATCAAGACGAAGCTATCTATACTCTACCGGGCTACGTTTGCCCTTGTTGCGGGGAATCTGCAAACTATGGGCATTTCCAAGGCAGCTTCGATAAGAGCCCCTGCCTACTAGCTTGTGTACTGAGCCGGAGTGAAGCGTATGAAGCCTAATGTTGTAGACTCGCTAGGCATTAACATGTGCTACGCCTGCGGAGGTAAACTGTACGTCCGAGGAGTATGCACTATCTACTGCCCTGATTGCGAGAAGGCAACGAAAGATAAACCGTTCGTCAGGATGCAGCTTCTACAGGATATCGCAGACAGCAAGAGGGTTGACAACGAATAGAAGTGCTAGTAAGATGGCCACATCAGACAGAGGAGGAGCCATGGCTACAACAGAGAAGATCATCGAGTATGTCTCGGCCTGTATCGAACGCTTGCAAGAGGACGTAACTGGGTACTCGGAGAACTTCCGTGACAGGGCGTTATCTAATCGCACAGGGTATATTCACGGGCTTATCACTATGGCTGAAATGAATGAGCAAGTGAGTATAGAGGACTGCGACAAGCTCCGTGCAAAGCTTCGTGAAGCTGCTGGGGCTGTGTTGAACGTACTGGATTCCAAAATTAACTAGGAGGTGTTCTGATGAATATGAAAGAGATTATGCAGGCTTTGATTGTCGTTGTCGCTCTGACTCTCGCAGCAATAGGTTTTGTAGTCGGGATTACTGCATTGGCCAACAAGAGCGCGCCTGCCGAGGATATTGTCGTGTCTACTGAAGACGGCACCATCAATCTCGGTCGCTCCGTGAAGAGCGAGAAGCTGCTGTATAGCATGTGCATCAAGGTAGAAGACCGTAAACCTGCTTGTGAATTCACCACCAAGGACCGTGTTCTTAGCGAAGTGAAACAGGTTATGCGCCCGGGCGAGGCTACGGCCCGCGATATTAAGATTGCAGTAAACGCGGCTGTGACGTATACTGGTGAGAACGGGCAGGAAGCAACCTCTCTGATTACCCCGAAAGGTAAGTATCTCCCGGCTGGCACCCCGTCTGAAGTGCATATTCAAGAGATTGCAAATTTGTTCGATAGCGTGTACAATGACTACAAACAAAACTTCAGCAAGATGTGAGGAGGACTCATGAAAGCACAGCCTAAAGAAGTAGAAACCCTGTCCCTCGACAAGCGACCCAAGGCAGGTGATGTTGTTCGACTGCGGTCTGACGGTAAAACCTACGAGGTGAATGCTGTATATCCCACAGCAGTAGGCTGGGAAGCGATTCTCCGCAACATGTACGACAAGACTAAGACCGTCACTGTCAGCATGGAGTGGTGAAATGGCAAGAACCGTCAAGTGCGTAAACTTCCTACCTGTCACGCCGGACGGTCGAGTAATCGTCCGATTCGGCAAGAAGAGGCTAGGCTGGCTTGGTAAACAGGGTAAGAAGTGGCATTACTACCCTTATGGATGCGAAGGCAAGATTAAATCAGAGGGGTTTAAAACACTCGCTGAAATCAAGGCTTGGATTCGAGACCCCGATGCTGTCTGGCCCGGTCCAAAGCCTGAGATTGACTAATTAGCCGACGAATGGTACAATGGTATGTAGGAAATTCCCTACTCAATATAAGGAAACTAGCAATGACTAGCCGCTGGAAAGAGGCCGTGTATCGTAAGTACTCGGTGCGTCGTCTGCGGCAGGAACTCGAAGAGTTCAAAGAAGCTAGACGCTTTGCACCAAACCAACGCATCCGTGCATGGTTTGATGCTCATATCGAATTTCTAGAACGCCACTTGGCTATTCGAGAGTCCGGCCAAGCCTACCCAGACGACCTTTGGTAATTAGGTAATTAGGTGTGTTGTAGGTAGAGATTCAAATCATGGTTAGTGGCAAGGACGCCACACTTCAGCCCGCCCACAAGGCGGGCTTCTTTTTGCCTGAAATTTGAGGTTGACAAGGTTGGCCGGAATATGTAAACTTGCGGCATCCAACAAAGGAGGGAAGAAAAATGCAATTCAATATATCGAAGCAACTATGGGTAGCTAAAAGCGAGCGGAAGGGTGACTATAAAGGGACGCTTTTGGCATACATGTCTCAAGTGGACTTCAATAAAGATGGTAGCTTGGCTGCCAGCTTCAAGAAAAAGCAGCAGACTGGTATGAGCTGGGCAGGTAAGAATGCCGAGACTTGCTTCATAGACAACATCCCTATCTCGGGGCATTTCATCGGGGACAGTGTTGAACGCTGGGTCACTGAGAACAAATATTTCCGTGTGACGGACCCTAGGGGCTTTGTTCTAGAGGTTCCTACCGGGAATATCTCGACCTTGCTCTACAACTGCACAGTAATCAAGGGAGTTATTCAAGAGCCTTGCGTGTGGGTGCGGATGGGTTCTCAGCACGTTCTACTGCCGGAAGGCTCCTCTCTCTACAAAGAAGCTGTAAGTTTCGTAGAGCGAAAAGAGTCGGCCAAAACTGTTAAAGATATGGTTGCAGGGGATCGATGCACTCTTCTTAGCTACGGGACAGAGGAGAAACTAGAGGCTATCTACCTCGGACAGGTGAAGATCACTTGGCACCTCCTAGCTAAAAAGGGCCGGTACTCTAGCCGAGGGTGGGGTGGGGGTCGGTGGGGTTACCACCATCTAGAGAGGGAACTAGATAGAAAAGAATTCACTGAGAAAGATTCGAAGTGGGTTAGTGTGTTCGCTAAGCCGGTAGGAAAGCGGTGGAGTATCCATTTTATCCTGTCTCCAAAGGCAACCGACATTCAATCTGGAAATGTACCGGATGAACTTCAAAACCTCGACCTAGTGAATGGTGTAAAATGGGAGTACAACGAGAAAGACGACCGCCCATCTTCCTATTACTCTGTACCGGATAGGGTAGTTAAGTGTATCAGTGTGGATGATCCCCTGTGGGATAAGCTGCACAGCTCTTCGGAGGTGCGGTGGACCCGCGAATGGACCGTGGTCGGAGCAGAGTGGCGAAAATAAGCCACCATTATTTTAGAATTGCCCGGCGAGAGCCGGGCTTTTTCGTGGCAGGGGTTATTTTCAAATTATTTTTAGATTTCTGGGAGTTTCGGCCAATATGGGCAATATGAAATTTCTCAGGAAAAGGCTCAGAATGCTCGTATAAGAGCCGTTCGAGTGTGGGCAGGGTGAGCTACTACTTAGCCGTAGAAGGACAGTGTAACGCTTAATAGGAGGGTTAGAATGAAGATTGACAACGGTAGCGCGTATGCGTATTGGCTAGCGGATATGAAAGAGTTTGTTTCTCAGATGGATGCCACAGAGATTGAGAAGAGGGCTTGTATAGCATACTTAATTAGCTGGTATCAGCGAAGAGTACTGCACAGAATTAAACGGGAGGAATACGAGGCGATCTAAGCTAGGGACCGGACAGATTTTTAGGGACTGGATAGATTTTCACAGGCTGCAAAATTAGGAACTGGGCAGATTTTTAGGAACTGGACAGTTTTTCACAGAAGGGGATTTTTCTACAGAGGAATTTCCCCTGAAATTTAGCCGGATTTCTCAGAAGGGCGGATCGTTAGCAGGCTATCTAATTGGTTAGCAAGCTACCTTTAATCGTTAGCACACTAACTAAAAATTCCTAGGACGGACCTCAGTTGGCACGAACGTTGCAAGCCCGCACCAGTTTCCCGGGCAGGCGTAGGCCTCGACTATCCGTCGTGAAGGCGATATGTAGTTGGGGACTCGCACCCCGCGTTTAAGATGCGCCCATTCTACTATGACAAACCCCTTTGTCAACATTCTTTTTATGGCACGGGCTTTGCAATTGCAATTTACATGCCAACCTAAATCTCAGGCTCCCTCCGTGTTTGCCTCCGGTGCTCGGCCTCCTGCCTGCGTTGCCCGCCTGCCTGTCATTATACACAAGCTATCAAGACAAGCAAGAAAAATTATAGAGAAAAATCTACATAAAACAGGTTGACAGGCCTCCTTTATATATGCACAATGACCCCACATTCAACGGAACGGCAGGTAAGCAGCCATGCTACATAGTGAAGCCCGGGCGATGGCCCTACAAGAGATGGACAAGTGGAGCCTCCTCGAACAAGGTTGGAAATTCAGTTTCAATCGCAGGATGAAACGGACGCTAGGCCGTTGTAATCACGCTAAAAAGCTCATAGAGTTAGGTTACAGCTACGTGGCTGCCAATGGAGTGCCTGCGGTATTAGATACTATCCGCCATGAAATAGCTCACGCTAAGGCGGGACCGTATCATGGTCATGATTCCGTATGGAAAGAGTGGTGCGGCCTGATTGGCGCTAAACCTCAGCAATACGCCAGCACAAAAGAGAAAGTAGTCAATTTCCCGTGGCAACTGGCGATTCAGCATGACTCCGGGCACTTAGAGCGGCTTAACCACTACGGTTTTAGACGGACCAACATGGCGAAAAAGCAGGTACGCGGGCGTCCTGAGACAAAGGGCAGACTAGTTTGGGTGAAGAGTGAAAAATAAGGGTTGACAGCTTGGGCCATTCCCGTAGAATGGCCCTCAAGCGAGGGGAATCGCCCTGAGCAACCACGAAGGAAAGCAGATATGAAAGCTCTTTGTAATCATCGGGCACTCTACGCGGCTTACAATCGTAGCGAGCTTGATCGTATTGCGGTAGATTTGAACCGCTACTTCCCTATCGAGAAAGATGATGAATGGGAAGACGGCGCATACATGTATCGTCGCCGCACCTATCTGGTGAAGCATTCGAAGGGTACAGCCCGTTGGCACAGCCTTTACTGCAATGGGACCGTCCAAGGCGTCGGGGTTATCTTTGACGTGAAATCGGTCGAACCTTTCCGCACAGCATAAGGAGATTCAGAAATGCAAGCTTGGAACGTATACCAGAATGGCCAGTTGATCGATACTGTTTTCTTCGATATCATGTGTGCTGCCGAGGAGGTGCGGAAATCGCTGGTCAACCATGACGGGTATCCGTCTGATATCACTGTAGAGGAGGCCGAGTAATGGATAACCTGTCCGTTAAAATCGTTCTATCGGAACTCAGCTACAAAGCCTTGATTCAAGCCTTCGCCTTGCTTGGCCGAACGCTCGACCTAGACGAGGGGTTGGACGATATACTTAATCTTATTGCGGATGAGATCGCTTTCCGCGACGGCCTGCCGCCTTTCGCAGACGACTGCGATAAAACAGAATGGATGCTCCGTCGATGGGAATCGCTCCCGGTGGTATCGTACAATATCGGGCAGGACGGACCGATTGTCGCTCGGTCTATCGAAGTAAAAACGGCATGAGGGGAGAACTGATGACCGTCAGAGTAGGAGATATCGTGGCTATCCGGGGTGACATTCGGAAAAAGCTCGACGGAACATGCCAATACACGCCCGAACAATTGGTAGGTGGTAAATTCCTCAAGCATGCCGGCACGGGAGAAATATGGACTGGCCGAGTGAGTAAGATACAAGGTGATATGGCCAAGGTGGGAGGGGCTTGGCGCGGGATCGAATTCTATGTGCTCATTAGTGAAATAAACGCTTGACAACCTGACCCACTAGCTGCAAAATAGCACCCACAGACAACGAAGACGCCGATAGGCGAGGAGAAAGCAGATGCAAATGTTTTTCAAAACCCGTACCCAAGCCCGCGCCATGGCAACCAACGGTCGCAAAGTGGTAGATAACGGGGCTCAAGCTGAAAAGCGCTGGGCTGTCAAGCTGAACAAAAAGGAGGCTAAGTAATGGCTAAGTCTGTTAGCGTAGACCGCAAGCGATCCATTCTAGACGAAGCGAAGGATGGCAGTTTCTTCAGTGTGGAGTTTATCAAGGCGGACGGCACCGTTCGGAAAATGACGTGTAAACGTCAGATCAAGTCGGCGTATGCTAACGGCCAGTTTGCTACCCGCAAGCCCACCAGCGCCGGCAAGCCGCACCTGTATACCGCCGCCGAGGTGCTGAACATGGAAGAGGGTAAATCCGCTTTCCGCACTATCAACCTTGAGACTCTGACCCGTGCCAAGGTAAACGGAATCGAATATAAATTCGATTAAAAGCTTGACAGCTTAGGCCATTCGTGTAGAATGGCCCTCAAGCAAGACAACAACCTAAGAGGCTATACAGTGAAACAAGGTACTGATTTGATCGCTAAAGCAAATTTCACCGCCCGACTCCCGGGAGCTAAGCGGGGGATTTCGGTCAAGCCGGGAGATAAATTCTGGGTAACTACTCCGTCCTACAGTAACACCGATTTCGTAGGCGTAGCGAGGAAAGGCAAAACAACCTCCTACCTTTTCACTGCTAAGGATGTACAAACTCTTTTCGAAGCAGTATAATCTTCAGACCCACTCAACCAACGCTTGACAATACAGGAGATTTAAAATGGCACGTTCTATCAAGGCTTCCGACTTCGATTCCGCTTACCAGTTCGAGGCCGCCAAACGTTCCGAACGTAAAGAATCCCGCAAATCGCGTGACAATCGAAAAGCTAGCCGAGGCCGCGCTTTCGACTTCCGCGACGATATCTAAGATTTGCGCCTAGCCGGTGGGCCGATTCGCCGGCAATCCTAAGCCCATTCGTCGAGTGGTTTTAGGATTCTCAACCCCAGCGGAGATACCAAAAATGGTTCGTCAATGCGTACCCTGTCCCGATGCTCGCCATGCTTTTTGCCTTGCATGGTTGTTCGCCATGCCGGAGTTCGCCGGTCTGCCCGCTCAAAAGGACATAAAACTCTTTAAGACTTCGGGACAGTGGGCGGTATGTTATGGCTAGGCGTCAACGGCTACCGTCGTGGGTGCAGGACCAGACCGAGGATGATACTCCACTCCGGGATAAGATAGACCCGTACCTTAGCAAGCTCGGCGAAGTCGATAAGCTAGAGGGACAATTGCGACGGGTCAGGGATGCAACGGACCCGGACGAATACAACGAAATGGCTAAGGTACTAAAAGCCCGACGCCGGAAGATAATGAAGCAACGTGCCCGGGCCTACGGTCTGCCAGAGGATGAGCCTACCAATGTCCGAGGGTACAGCGTACCGGAAGAGGTTCACCGTAGAGCCATCCTGTTAAGCAGTGTAAAACCTTGGATGTTCTGGACCATCCTGTCTTTCTCGATTTTTGTGTGGTTTGTTTTGAAAAACAGTTGACAAGGTTCCCGCCTCCTGTAGAATGGTCAGCAAGAAAGGCGGACAGGCCGCCTAGCTAGACAAAGGACAACCATCATGAACTTCACTCTCAATCTCGTTTCCAAAAACAGCAAAACCGGTCCCATGCCTGTTAGCACGTCTCATAACGGCACCTGCCCGGATGCCTGCCCTCTCAAGGCTAAAGGCTGCTATGCCGCTTATGGGCCTACTGCTATTCACTGGAAAAAGCTAAGCAAGGGTGAACGTGGCGTAGAGTGGAAGGAGTTTTTGAAGCAAGTGCGGTCTATCTCCCGTGGGGATTTGTGGCGTCATAATCAAGCTGGCGATCTCGTGGGTCAGGATGACGTTATCGATGGGATCGCCCTGATGGAACTGGTGAAGGCTAACAAAGGCCGTCGCGGCTTCACCTACACACATTACCCGATGAACAATTTCATGAACCGCCAGCACGTATTGTCGGCCAATCGTAGCGGCTTCACTATCAACCTGTCGGGCAACAATGTAGCGCACGCCGATGAACTGGCCGACCTGAACATCGCCCCTGTAGTGACTATTCTCCCGATGGACGCGGAGAATGTAAGCTTTACGCCGAAAGGACGTAAAGTGGTAGCTTGTCCGGCTGAGAAAAGCGACAAGGTGAATTGTAAGTCGTGCGGCTTGTGCCAAGTGGCCAACCGGGAGTATATTATCGGCTTCCGTGCCCACGGCACAGCAAAGAAAACTGTCGATCTCATTGCTAAGGGTTAACACAATGGACGAATCTGTTTACGCACCATTCAATCAGTGTAAGATGATGGGCCTAGAACGAACCGTGCGGAGCCTAGCGGCTCCTAACGGGTGCAAGGTAGTCTTGTATCAGGACCATAAGAACAAGCATAGAATCGTCATATACGATGCCTTAGGGCATGGAATGTCTGGGGTCATGGTGCAAGCGGATGGGGAAATTCACTACAAGGAAACCCGCAAGGCTAGCCAAGGGCAAAACCTGACAAGGCAACTACAAGCCCAACTGACCGCATGGGGAGTGAAGTGGTTTCCCTCTCAGTATCAGACAACGGCAGGCGCAGCTTGCTACAAAGGAGACTGGTAATGCGACAGCTTAATAAATCCCAGCTAAAGGCCTTGGGGCCTAAGATCGATCTAGCTCTAGAGTTAGCCGCGACTGGCCGGGGCGATCTTATGAACGGCCACGGTTCCACCTGCTACATTGCAAACAAAGCTGGACACAACATCTTGCGGATCAGCTATCATAACTCCCGATTCGTTGCATATGGAGCTGAGAGTGTCAGGGTGACCGGGAATGTCATTGCAGCATGGGTGGAATGGAAGGGCATTAACCGGGCTGCAATCGACGCTCTGAGTGAGTACGGGTATCATCCTAACCTGAGCATAGGGCACAACGATGCTCTTAAGACTCTGCGTGATATCGAGCGTTACCAGTGACGGCCTCTTACTCGACAGAGAAACGGGGCCAGAGGTGGGCCATCATCCGTACTGAGCCCGGTTATAGAGGTGACCGGGTGACCGTGCTAGGATTCTGTATCAATCAAACGCACGCTCTTAAAACGGTAGCCAAATTCCGGGCTTGGCAAGCGCTGGGCTGGCCCTACACACTGAAAGATGACAGAAAATAAATGCTTGACAGCCTAGGCCATTCCTGTAGAATGGCCCTCAAGCAAGACAAACCAGCCATCAGGAGGCTAGAAAATGGAAGCTGTAGCTCAGTTCAAAAGTGAAGATTACGCAAGCGGTGATAGCCGCACCGCCACCGTTTACAAAGACGTTTACGGCGCATACGTAGTGAGTGTTTTCGGAACTAGCCTCAGCGAGCCTATTGCTTTCCATTGGGGACCGTTCGAGGATAAAGAGTCGGCGGTAGACGCAGCTAAATCGGCCATCTAATCCGGAGATTACAGAATGAAAATTTCCGCTATCCTGAAAAGTAACCTCGAACTTTACGGACCGATGACTTTCATGTGCAATTTGATAGAAGATGATCCGACCCTAGGGGAAGAGGAGGTAATCGAGGCTAAGCGGTTTATCGAGCGTCTGTTAGGTAAAGCCTTTACTCTTCACACTAAGTTGAAGAGTGAACTGCGGGAATATGACGTTGCCTTCACTGTTAACGGCGGTTTCGGGTCTAACGAGTGTTTTCAAATGCGGCGCTTGTGGTGGGAAACTGTGATCGAACAACTGGAGGCTCAAGGGAAATGACCCAATCCAATTGGTGCAAAGGCGTCCGTATACTTGGCGGGAAGCGGGACGGCGAGACCGTCCTGTTCACCGACGCTCACTTCAGCGAATCGCTGGGAATGTCAGGTGGCGACCCTGAACTGGTGGAAGCTCTGCCCATGCCTGCGGCTCTTCGTTTGCTGGTCAAATGGAACAAACTGTGCAAACAAATGAAGCTTGACTACCGCTACGAACTGCTGTAGTCTGCAATCTCAATCAGAACAGGAATGAACCAATGTCGATTCTAGCTCTAACCCTGACCCTTTGCTCTGCTGTCCAATGTGACGACTACATTATCGATCACGCGCTCCCGGGACAAGCCGCAGAGTGCAATGCTCGGCTAGTGGAAGAGGCCGATGAGTTCGGCGATGCTTGGGTGGCGACTAATGCCGATACCCGCCTGACCCGATACCTTAGCCGATTCAATATTCAGGTTGACCCGCGCTTTGTTTTCGATTACGATTTCACCTGTCAACTGATCGCAGAGGATGAACTGCCATGATCGCTCCCCATATCACCAATAAACAACTACAGCGCCGCGCCGCCATCATCATTCGCAGAGTGAAATACTATGAGAGCCGCTGGCTACGCACAGTTACGTTCTTCGTCGGTGAGTGCAGTGAAAACATAACCGAGCGTTTCGCCTATCTGCGGCACGCAGAAGAGCAAATGTCCAAGCTGAAAGCTGAGTTTGCAGCTTTTCCGGTAGAACATCGGTTGAAGGCTCTCGGTTGGATCAACTGGAATACCTACAATGACGGCCTGCTAGAGGAGTGGATTCACCCGGACAGTGACCGAGCCATCATGCTAGAGTATGACAGCACAACTTGGCGGCCAGAGGCTTGCTGGGAAACCAAGGTTGACTCACTCTCTAAGCTAGCTATGCTGTAAAATAATGCCCGTTAGGCTGAAATAATGCTTGACGGGCATTTTTCTATCTGTAGAATGACAGGCAGAGGGAAGCACAAAGCTTCCCTAAGAGGATATGAGAATGAGCATCATAGACCGCACCGAAGGATATGAAAGCCCGAATCACTGCTACATTGTTACTGGCAGCATCGGCCCTGAGTTCGAACCTATGCTATTCGCTACTCATACATTGGCAAAGAAGCATGCCCAGCAGATAGTGAAATACGGCGAGGCGAACGATGTTTTCCCGCCTTTCGTGCCTGTTATCGAGACTCGCCACAAGGCAGATATGAATCGCTTCACGATTCACAACAAAATTCCAGAATAGGAGATAAATCGTTGAAACTCTCTCAAATTTTCCAAGAAGGCCTCGACTACGCTATCTTTCACGGGACGCCGTGGTATATGTGTGTGCGTCTCCGGGAGCTAGACTTGCCAATTAATCTCGACGACGTGACCCGGGACATTCGATCTATCATGAATGAAGCCGGAATGATCCGGTACTCTAGCTGGGATGAAGGCGTGGATGACTACTTTTGTGAAACTGGCATGGCTGATGCTTATGTGATGACGTGGCAAGAGACTATCGATTACGGGAGTCCAGCCTACGCAATGTGGGTGCAATTTTGGTTCTTCGTAATCTTTGACTTAGCTCGAAAAGGGCAGTAGAATAGCCGGCAGATAATGTGATCTAAGGGACGATCATGAAAGACAAGACTGTAGTTTATCGAATCGAGTGCAAGAACGGCGAGGGCCCTTATGTTAATGGGTGCATGACGAATTCGTCTTCCACTCCAGAGCGGCCTGTCCCTGAGCACGACGGGATACCAGATGTTCGCTATTTTGAATACTTCGCCTTCACGTCCCCTAGGCAGTTAGACGATTGGTTTGGCGATGAATACGATGTGCTGTCCTTCTATTCTACCGCACGGATCAGAGTCTATGAGGTGGACAAGCAACATGTAAGGGTCGGCATCCGGCAATGTGTATTCCGCAAGGAGGAAGCGGATTGCGTCCAAGAGGTGAGCATAGACCAGTGGGTTAGCATGGTACGCGCCGGACTATTGTCCGCCTCGGTCACACAAACTGTAGCTCCACGTCCTACCGAGCAATTGTCCCTAGACCTAGGGGATGACTCGGCCTGCGAAGCTTCGAAAGAAATTTTGAAAATGTTCGGTCTGTAGGGTTGACACCTTGGGCCGTTCGAGTAGAATGGCCCTCAAGCAAGACAAACCGCCGATAGGCAAAACCTAAGGAACTATAAGCCATGACTACCGAAAACCTTTCCTCTAAAGAAATCGAAACCGCCGTTGACGAATTCCTGAAGTCAATCGATGTTACCGTGGCCACCGTATGTCGAGGTGAGCGCAATAGTGAAGGTTGGGTGCATGACCTGTGGGATGTAAGTTTCATCCGTGGTGATGGCCTCCGTGGAGTTCTCGACACTGAATTCCGCACAGGCGTCGGGCATCGCAAAGCCTCGATTCCCATGCCCGCCGACGTCCGCCGTCTGGCCTCTAACATCCTGATGCGGGTGGAGTGGGAAAAACGTTACATCAAGGCTGTAGCACCTGAGGCTACCTGTATCCTGTCCAGCCTTATCCGGGACTCTGAAGCGGGCGGCTACACTTTCGAGGAGTTCTGTGGAGAATTCGGCTACGATACTGATAGCCGAAAGGCCTTTGACACTTACATGGCTTGTCAGAATATTCTGAACAAGGTGCGGAATTTCTTCGATCAGGAAGAAATTAAACACATAGCCCATCTGGTGGATCGGTACTGAGAAAAAGGTTGACAGCTTGGGCCATTCCTGTAGAATGGCCCTCAAGCAAGACAAACCACAAACCGGAGACCCACCATGAACAAGCCAATGAACACTTTCGCATACGCCCACTACGTCGCCCGCATGGACAAGGCCTCTGGCACTAGCCTGCCCTACGCCACCCTGTTCCGCATCGCCCTGCGTAACGCCTACCGCAAGCCGGGCGTCCGCCAATACGATTGTGCTGCACTCGTCGAGGATATCAAGGCACGTGAGCTGGTCCAAAAGCGCATGCGGGCTGAAAAGGCTGTAGTGATGGCGGCAGTAATGCGTGCAATCCGTACTGGCTTCACCGTGAGCGTGAAGGATGGCAGCGACGGTGAATGGGTGGTGAAGAAATCTACCGATATCAAGGAAATCTCTGACAGCCTGCAATCGACCGATGAAGATATCATCCGCTTCCGCAAGGGTGACGGCCCGGACAACATCGTCGGCTCCGTGTGGGCAATCTACGGTAACAGCGCCGGCGAAGTGATCGCCGACTGGACTGAAAATGCCACCATGGCCATGATTATGGCTCCGGCTGAGCGGAAGATGGAAAAATACGCCGAATTAGGTATCTAATGCTTGACGGGGCCCGAAAAGGGCCCCATAATGCACCCATACCAGCAAACAACATCAGGACTGACCCGATGAGCCAGATCAAAATTCAAGAGTATATCGTAGCCGAGATCAAGGTTAACCATTGTGCTCACCTGCGCAAGGGCCAGACCATCCAAGCCCGCGATGATCGTAGCAGTGAAAAGTGGGTTGCATTCATGGTGGAACGCGGGTATAGTGCCTCTGAAGCCGCAATCGCAAAGGCCACCGCCTAACTCGCCCTTGCGCATACACACACACACACTGGAGGCGACATGAGCGAGTGGATCAGTCTCAAAAAGGAGCGTCCGGGCGATGAGCATGATGGGCGCTACCTGATTATTTACACATGGAGCAGCGCAAGGCTCAACTTCATCGTCGAGGCCGACATCTGGCTTGGCAGTCAATTCGAATTTTGGGGAGACAAGGTATCCCACTGGATGTTGCTACCTGAGCCGCCAGACGCCTGACTTCCCCGTCAAGCAAACAAACCCGGAGTACTGACAAATGAAACGCCAATATACTGATTCCTACCAATGCAAAGCAATTGACGGCATGATTTCTGTCTTCGGCGGTAAGAAAATTCAAGTACCGCCGTCCTTGAAAGCCTCTCGAAACCGCCTGCTGAAAAAGATGGTAAAATACGTCAGCCGGTCAGGATGGAAACCGTAACCGACAGACTGGCATAGCCCCGGAATGCCCGGGGCTATGTTTGCTCGAACTGACAGCCTATCATTACCGAGGACCAATCCATGCGCACCGCCTACCTAGACAATCTGAATTCGGCAATCAAAGGTGAATGCATCCGCCACCAGCAAGGACGCAAACCTTCGAAACTAGCAATCCGTCGCCTGATGAAACTGGCTCGCTACCTTAGCCGATCGATTCACGGCGAATAACTCACCATCCCGCCCCCGGCTTGCTGGGGCCCTAAGTAATGACCCCATAGGAGATAGAAAAATGAATATTCTGTTTATCCATAAAGACTCCGCCTACACTGTTCAATCCATCCGTGAATTCCTTCAGGCGGCAGTAGATAACATCCGTGCGGCGGGTCTCATTGTAAGCGGGTATAGCGGCGACGGTTTGGGCCCTAACGCTCCAGACTACCGAATAGCTATCGTCACCCCGGAAGAGTTCTACCGCACTTTCTATATTCAGGTGGAACTGGCCACGCTGTATCAGAGTGATCCTCGACTAGTGTTTACAGACGCTGACAGCCCGGCTTACAAGATGCGAGCCGAGACGGCCATGAAATGCGGAGAGTGGAGTTACATGACCGTTTGGCAGCATATCCGTCTGAAAGATATGACTGCTATGGCAAGCTTGGAAGTGTGGGCAGTAGCTCTAGCCGACTCCGCACGACAGGTTGATATCGATCCCCGACCTAACGCTGGTAAACTCGGTCAGACGATTCACTAAAAGGAGGTAGCATCAAATGAAGAGCAAGTATGCAAATAACACGTATGCAAATAACATCGCCACGGAATACAACCTCCTCTGTCGCGTTCGCGGGATCACTTTAGTAAGCGCCCGTCGCCACCCTGATAGCCGAGTCGTGAAGGTGGCAGCGCTCTACGCCTGTGCGGCCTATGGCCGTCCTTACAAGGACTGTATTGGTGCCTACAAGGCTGCTAAGCGGCGGGAAAAGGATATGCGAAACCCCGCCACATGGAAGCTCAGCCGGGAAGCTAAGCGGGCCGTGCAGTGGCTACAAGCTACCATGAACAAACGCAAATAAGGCAGAAATACCTGTTGACGTGAGACTAAAGGGTTCCTATACTGTGCCTATCGAGACGCACAAAGCGTCTCCTAAGCTAGAGGGACTAGCAAAATGGCAAAGGCAAATCTGAAGTTCTCCCGCATTGGCAATGATGGTTATGACTACGCCCGCAGGGAAGACGGGGTCTGGTTTGTCAGAGAAGGGTACTACGGGCGGTACGGCTGGGCTAAAACCAAATGGACTCAAGTTCAACCCGGGGATGGCATGACTATAGTCGATGCCTGCCTGAAGGCTCTCGAAGCTGGAAGCTCCAGCACATACATCGGATTCGGGAATCTGGTGGTATTCTCCGACGGGAAGGGACTCCGTTTACCCTAAACAGGAACTCAAATAAAGTTGTTGACAGCTTAGGCCATTCCTGTAGAATGGCCATCAAGCAAAGGGAATCACCCTGAGCAACTGAATAGGTAAAAGACGATGCAAGCAACCTACCAAGCCCTGAAAACTCTGCGCGATGCTTGTGAAGCTGTCAAGGATGAAAAAGGCACCATCAACGGAAACAAATTGAATGCACTGCGTAACAAGGCTGTCAAGGAAATGCAAGCTGGTGGTGAAACCTACTCTGACGCCATTAGCATGGCTCACGACTTGATTAAGAAGTATCGCAAGTAACCGTAACCCCGGTTCGCCGGGTCATCACAGAGCATGACCGAGGAGACAACATGAATAACTCGCCTGTAGTTGTATGTCTTAAGTGCGGAGCCGTAAATGGCGGACAGAGCAAACACAATGTTGTAGTAGCTCTGGGGAAGAAGTGGTGCGGTCATTGTGGGTCCAATCTCGCAACCCTTCGTCGCTAACCGTTCACTGAAGCCTAATCGAGGAAAGATCATGAACGCCACTCTGGCACGCCTACAGAACGAACGCTGTGCAACCCTCCGCCTGATGCTCCTGCCGGAACATCGTGGGTATCAGTTCTCTGGCCATCCTTGGGCCGAGCGCATCCGCAATCTCCACGATGAAGCTAAGTGCATCCGCAGCCATCACTAAACCGCACTAATCCATTAAAGCTCTAACAGCCCGCCTTGTGCGGGCTTTGTTCTATCTGCGAAAGCGGAGCTTTCAAGTGTAATTAACATGTAATGTTGTAACACTCTGTAGAAGGTAGCACCAGCATGACAAGATAGACCACTTGTAACGTTGACGTTACATGTATAACAGCATGGCAGCGAAAGCTGTACAGATAGCATTCTGTCCAGTTCACCCCTATCAAATAACCCCACAATAACCCACCTAAAACCTCTCGGTTTTAACAGGCCTGTAAGGCCGTCTGTGAAGCGATAGCTTCGCTATGTTAGTCTGCACCGTCAAGGCGAAAGCCTTATGGTATGAGGCTTGTAGGAGGTTTTAGGGCCATATGCGATTAGCATAGGATGTTGGTTGTTTTGAGTAGATTTTGGGTATAACCCCTTTCCGCGCTACCATTGTCCCGATTGTGTTAACGTTTCCCCGATTGTGTTAAGCGACAGCTTACATCCGCTCTCATTTTGCAATGAGAATTGCGTACAGTTCATCATGCGCTTCAAAAGTGACTTCACTTTGCATGCGGATGCATGCTATAGTATACCCTGTGATAGCTCCGCTATCCCGTTTTG